TTACCGGCCGGTCGGGGATGGGGGCGGGAGGGTATACCCCCCTGGGGTACCCGTACCCCTGCCTACCTGCGGATATGCCCCACATGTGCCCCGTGGCCGGCTGCCCCGAGAGGGGGCAGCAACCCAGGCTGACCAGGGCCGATGCCAGGAGGGCAGGCACCCATACCCCCACACCAGCAGGGGGAGGGCAGGGGGCAGGCACCCCCGATACCCCTAGGGGGTACCCAGGGGAGGGGGGCACCCATACCCCGAGGGGGTACCCAGAGGGGGGCAGGCAGGGTAGCCGGCACCCCCTCCTACCTGCACCTTCCCAGAATGTGGACGGATGACTTGACATCGCACAGCGCCATGGTCTAGCTTGGTACTCGTTCGGCCAGCACGGCGAACATGCAGCTCAGACAACTCAACAGCGGATCGCTTGACATCGCACATCGCATCGTGTAGCGTCGTACTCGACAACAGCACAGCGGACATCGCGAATCGTCACCACGCGACAGGCATGGTTCCCCTTACGCCAGTGGGGTTCACGGGCACACAGCGCAGATAGCTGACGGCCATGCCCCGGATTCGATCCGGACCAGCGTACTTGACATCGCACAGTCCACCTGCTAGAGTCGGAGACACAACAGCAACACAGCGGGACGCGAGACAGTCACTTGACATCGCACAAGCGGTCCGCTAGAGTAGTCACCACAACAGAACATCGCTGAGCATGACCGGAATGCCGCCGAGGGCTCCCCCACGAGGGGTCGGGTACACCACCTGGAGTCGACTAGGCGCTAAGCACGGACACACCCAGCGTTCTGCCACATTAGGTTTCGGATAGACCGTAGCTAACCCTCAAGCGGGACTACGAGGCACCCCGGACCGACGGTGGGAGACATAGACGGACCTGCGAGGATATTTGCCCTCGGGGAGCGATGAGGGGACACTCATCGCGACGATCCGAGGGATGACAATACGGGGCGACTAGCGGCGAACGGCACGTCGGCTCCAGGTAACGCAACAGGGTAGACCGTCAAGGGATCGTCAGTGGTGCGAGGCTTAGCAACCTCGGAGGGTTCGACTCCCCACGATCCACTAGGACGCCGGCCTCCTGGCCGGAGTCTATCTTCAGCACCGAGACTTGACATCGCACAGACCGGGAGGCACCATGAACAAGCAACAGCGCGTCTACATCGACGGCAAGATCTACGTCGCTCGCGGCAACCACATCGTCCGCGTTCGCTGACTTGACATCGCACACGAGAGGCATCGAGACATGACACGGGTAGAGACTCTCCTGGCCAGCTTTGGGCCAGCGGTAGTAGCCGGCCTTGAGGGATCGGCAGACGTTCGACGGGCGCGACAGGTGTGGGCTGAGCTTCGCGAGAGCGTTGGCTACCGCAAGGCATCGGCTGCCCTGCTGACCAGCGGAGCGGCACAGCAGAAGCTGTCGAAGAACTCTCTTCCCAGCTTTGGGCTCATGCTGACCCCGGAGCGCGGGCTCATGGCAGCAAGCCTTCGGGACGTGCGGGAAGCCTTCGGCCTGTCCGGAGCGTTCAACCTGTGCCCCATGGCATCCAAGGGTTGCGCCGCAGCGTGCCTGTCCCGCTCGGGCCAGTCGGGTATGCCCGCACAGCAGCGGGCTCAAGCTGTGAGGACCGCGTTCCTGCTCTCGCACCCCGTCGAAGCAGGCTTGATCATCGGCGCGGAGATTCGGACCGCGCTGAAGAGGCATGGCCAGATCAACCTGCGGCTGAACACGACCAGCGACATCCGCTGGGAGCTGATCGCACCAGACATGGTGGCCAAGCTGTCGCAGGCAGGCGTGCTGATGTACGACTACACCGCCTGGTCTCCGAGGGATCGTCGGGAGTCGTCGGCCTACAGCCTGACCTACTCGGCCAAGGAACCGTCGCACACCAGCGACGAGTACCTGCGAGGCATCCTCGCCAACGGAGGCAACGTCGCGATGCCCTTCACCACGGCACGCGGGGAGGCTCTGCCCGCGACGTGGCAAGGCTTCACCGTGATCGACGGGGACAAGAGCGACGAGCGCCGCAACGACCCCCGAGGCGTGGTCGTCGGGCTCCGGGCCAAGGGCCACGAGTGGAAGCGCGACAACTCGGCAGGCTTCATCCGCTCTGCCTAAGCCTTGACATCGCACAACCAACAGAGAGGGATCACCATGAAGGCACTCATCGCAGCGGCAGGCATCGCCCTGGCGGCACTGGTAGGCATCGCGCCGGCCTCTGCTCAAGGCACCGATCCGTTCGACCAGCGCAACTTCCCCTGCGCCGAGGACGAAGTCTTGGGCTACGCCCCACAGTTCGGACCGGACCGGGTCGGCTGTATCCACATCGAGGAGCTTCGGTGAAGCGCCGCGTCGTGACCCTGCTGGGAGCCTTGCTGCTCTCAGCGGGGCTCGGCATCGTCCCGGAGGCATCGGCTGGCCCAGCGTGCGAGGCACGAGGGGCAGCACACGTCGAGAGGTACGGGGGACTGGCCAAGGATTCGGCCGACCACATCGCACGCGGTGAGCTACCGACCTGCGACCCCTACGCGGACCAGAGCCGCGAACGCAAGGCATCACACGACGACGACAACGACCGGGACCGCGACCGCAAGTCACGGTTCTGCCGCAAGCACTGGTTCTGCTGACACGAAAGGCACCGCACCATGATCGAGTCCTACAAGGGTCGGATGATCACCCACAGCACGCCCGTCTTCGCCTACCGCAACCTGCACAAGGACCGCTGGAGCCTTCGGGCCGAGGCTGGCCCGCACAAAGGCAAGGTGATCGGGCACACCGACGACGTGACCCTGATGGACTGCACCCTCAAGGTGTCGGAGGCCGGTCGACAGCGAGTCATCGCGGAGAAGAAGAAGAACGTCCACGCGGGTGTGGTCGGGCACGTCGTGCCCGAAGACTTCGACCCCCGCAACTACGGACACCTGCCCACCAAGGTGTCGTACAACCCCTACCAGGCACCGACGTTCACCGCGAACGGTGAAGCCGTGGGCTACGCGACCATGGTCCACCTGGCCGACGACGGGAAGGCATACGGATATGGCGTCCTCCGCTGACCGAGACTTGACTTCGCACAAGGCAGCACCCGCCCAACTCCAGGCTCGGCTGGAGCTGCGCCGCAGCAATGCCGCTGCGCCGCACCGCAACCGCAAACGAGAGATGAAGCGCCCAGGCAAGGGCACCCGCAACAACTGGAAGCGAGACCAGGCATGACCGCGATGCTCACCCGGACGATGACCGCCACCCAGGCGCGGGAGCTGACGCAGGATCTCCTGCACGAGCACGGGCTCAAGGGTTGGGCGTTCAAGTTCGACAACGCCAAGCGTCGAGCCGGCCAGTGCAGCTACAGCGCCCGAACCATCAGCCTGTCAAGGCATCTCCTCGCACAGCGGAGCTACGAGGACACCCTCAACACCATCACGCACGAGGTAGCCCACGCGCTCGTCGGCGCGGGCCACGGCCACGACCAGGTATGGGCCCGCAAGCACCGCGAGCTGGGCGGCGATGGCCGCCGCTGCTTCGAGATGGAAGGCATCGACCCGACCGCGCCCTGGGTCGGGACCTGCGGCCACGGCAAGCAGTTCGCCCGCTACCGCCAGCCCAAGCGCCTTGAGGGTTGGCGCTGCCGCTGCCGCTCGGGCAGCAGCCCCGTCGTCTGGGAAAGGAAGAGATGAGCAAGCCACGGATCGGCTCGCTGTTCAGCGGAGTCGGAGGGTTGGACCTCGCCGTCGAAGAGGTCACCGGTGGCGAGACCATCTGGCAGGTCGAGTTCGACAAGCACGCCAGCAAGGTGCTCGCGAAGAGGTTCGGCGTCCCGAACTACGGAGACATCACCAAGATCGACTGGACCGAGGTTCCCCCGGTCGACGTGCTCTGTGGCGGGTTCCCCTGCCAAGACGTGAGCGCGGCCGGTCGCAAGGCAGGCATCGGCCAGGGCACGCGCTCGGGCCTGTGGGCCCACTTCGCAGAAGCCATCGACGTACTGCGACCGCAGCTCGTCATCATCGAGAACGTGAGAGGACTGCTCAATGCGAAAGCAACAGGGCCAGAGGGTGTTTCAATGCGAGCGATGGGTCGAGTTCTCGGAGACTTGGCCGACCTCGGGTACGATGCGAAATGGAAGACTCTCGCCGCTGGAGCCATCGGAGCCCCGCACAAGCGAGAGCGAGTCTTCATCGTCGCCCGCCCTGCCGACCCCGCAGGCGCGTGACTGGAAGGGTCACAACCCGAACCGTGGGGGAGGCTTGGATCTCCCCGGAGCGATCAAGCTCCTGCCCACGCCCGAGGCCAAGTCATCGACCGCAGGTCCGGACTACGCTCGGGCCTCGCGTCCGGGCTCGGGTGGCGACGACCTCGTCACCACGGTCTGCAAGGTAACGCGGGGGGATCTGGACTGGGGCCAGTACCAGCCGGCCATCGACCGCTGGGAAGGGTTGACCCGAGAGGCTCCGTACCCGACCGAGCCCAACACCAAGGGGGAGCCCCGCCTGGCGGCAGCATTCTCCGAGTGGATGATGGGCTGGCCAGAGGGTTGGGTGACCGACCTCGTGACCGACGACCGCCGCGATCCTGAAGGCATCAGCCGCACGGCCGCCCTCAAGATGATCGGCAACGGCGTCTGCACGCAGCAGGCCGCCGCCGCCATTCGTGATCTGCTAGACTAGACATCGCACAGCCGACAGGAGAAGCCATGTTCATCGCCACCGTCCAGACCTCATACCCGGTCCTCGCGCTCGCTGAGACGCACGACGAGGCACGGCAGCTCGCTGGTGAGAAAGCGCTGGAGTTCCTGCGCCAGTCAGGCTTCGAGTTCGCGGAGAGCACCCGCTACAGCGATGCTCCGGGCGAGTCGGTCGACGGGATCGAGGAGTACTTCGGGATCACCGTCTACGAGGTTCCCGTCGGCTCAGCTCGGCTGATGGACTGACTTGACATCGTACAGAAGCTGTGGTTAACTAGTAGTAGAGACAGAGAGCGGAGATACCACCGGAGGCCACAAGCCTCGGGCAGGTCAATGCCTCAAGGCAGCAGCGGACACAGCCGTCAGGGGTAGCGCCCTGGGGGATGGACGTGCGACGGCTACAGCCTTCGTCTACACACTTGACATCGTACACGCCACCGAGAGGACGAGAGATGGCACGCTACACCGGATACCGCAACCGTCGCCCCTCGGGCTCGCGGTGGATGAACCTGCACTTCGCCGGTACCTGCAAGGTATGCGGCCAGGAGATCAAGGCCGGCTCCCGCGCCTACTGGGACCGCGCCAACCGCACCACGACCTGTACCAACCTCGACTGCGCCGAGGCTGACGGCCTGGTGACCTTCCGGGCCCCCACGGGCCCGTGGGAGGGACCGCCCGAGAAGCGCATCCGAGAGTTGGCCCCGACCCGGATCGGCATGGCCATCCCGGTCGCACCAGGCATCAACACGATCCGGCTCAACTCCGGAGCTGTCCTGTCCGTCAACGCTCGCGGCCGGTGCGAGGACGCACCGTGCTGCGGCTGCTGCACCTAGGAAGCCATGAGCAACATCCATCGAGAGGACTGGTACCTCGGCGTTGACGACGAGTTCAACGTCGGGGACCCCAAGCCCGCCGTCCCGCGCTGGCTGACCAACTCCATCAACGGGCCCGAGCACTACCGGGACCGCAAGTTCCAGAGGAGGCGTCGTCGTGCCACGACCACGGCCCGCTGATCTGGCCTACCGCAAAGCCTTGGGGATCGGAGAGGCCGACCCCTTGCCGAAGGCCCACGGCGCTGTCACACGCAACGCCACGAGCCTGAAGCGCCCACGCAAGACCGCCATCTACCGCTGAGAGGAACAGAGACATGGCAACCAAGCTCCTGGAGCAGAATCCGAACACCAGCGTCATCGCCCGCAAGGAGGCGTGGATCAACACGCTGGAGGTCCACCTGGAGAAGGCACGGCAGCAGCTCGCGGAGCTTACCTCCGAGCTGCCCGAGCCCGCCGAGGAAGGCACGGTGATCCGGTTCCGCAAGTACAACCAGATCTACACCTTCGCTGCGATCAAGGTCGGCGGTAGCTGGTTCATCACGCAGGACGGCAGCCGCACGTCCCGCCAGGGCCACGCCCCCAAGTCGTGGTCCCAGCTCCTCGCCTGGATCGGGGAGCGCAACTGGAACACCATCGAGGTACTGAGCTGACCACCAAGGCTCGGTGCCGCGACTGCACCTGGGAGTCCCGCGCCACCACGGCGCGGGCTCTCGGGATCGCGGTCCGCATCCACGAGCTGAACGGTCACCGAGTCAAGGTCAGGAGCAATGACCAGGTGTGAGTCCTGCGGACGCAGGGCCCTTGACGGCCGGCTATCCGCACGCGGCCGATTCCTATGCCCCGGATGCCTCCGGGTCTTCACGAGGAGGACTTGACAGATGTACGTCGAAGACATGGACCTGGACGAGCTGCGCGAATGGGAAGCCGCCCTGGCCGACGGTAACGGCGAGCAGGCCGAGTTCGATCTAGAAGATGTGAGAGAGAGGATTCAAGAACTGGAGAGCTGAACACCATTTAGGCCCTTAGCTGGGTGGTTTGCGGTCATCGTGATGCGCCAGGTAATCTACGCACACGTCACAATTCGCCTCTAGATGTGAGGCACAAGGGGGCCGCGCTCGGGATTTGTCAGACCGACGCGGTACAACTGAATAGGCCAAGAAATTGACCACCAGACACTTGACAAGTAACATCCCAGCTCGTGCAGAGAGACGCGGGCTGGGAGCAATGATGGAAGACGACACAACGAAGCGTCCGGACCTCAGCCTCGCGGTCATCGAAGACCTCAAGGGCAAAGGTTACACCCAATCCGACATCGCGAAGATGTACGGGGTCACTCGCCAATACGTTAGCTGGATCAAGAGCTACTACGGAGGCAGGTTGACCCCCCGCGAAGAGGTGCTCCAGCACTTCCCGTTCCAGGTGTCGGCGTACCAGAGCCAGACGAGCCCCTACCGGAGACTCCGGGAGCACGGCGAGTACATGGCGACTGGCGGCGTCGGCATGGACAAGATCAAGCTGGGGAGGCTTCGCGGCTTCTACGCGAAGCTCCGGGACCACGTTCTGGAGTTCAACCCCGAGTTCCCACCGGAGCCGGGGGTCTCCAGTCGGGGAGGGTGGCGGTACGTTCCGCGTGTGTCGGATGACGATGATCTACTGATCCGAGTCAACGAGTACACGGATCTGACCGAGCGAGGAGCGATGATATGGCGGTTCCCACCTGTGGAGCCCTGAGAGAGGGATGGCCGCACGGGGAGATGTTTCGGCATCTCCCACATCATCATTCGCACTGATGGGTTCAGAAGTAGATACGAAACGCATTGATTCCCGCATGACAAAGAAGGACCCGTCCCGTGCCGCTGCAAATTGTCGCTGACACCCTCAATCTCCCCACCCCTGTGGTGAGGGCCGACACCAAGAACTGGGTCTTCGCAGAGACCATGAACCTGTTCGACGCCACACTGCTGCTCGTCTACAGGAGCGTGGCTCTGCGCGAGACCGATCCGATCTACAAAGACGTGGTGGCGCTCATGGAGCGTCACACCGTCGAGATCCTCTACGAACCCGACAACCCCGAACGAGGAATCGTCCGGGACGACAGCATGATGTTCGGCCACGGCCAGTGGGAGGTCTTCCTCCTGCACGAGGGAGCGCCCAAGGAGGTCACCGACCCACGGGCCAAGTACCTGGTCGAGATGCTCCGCAACTGGGGGGATGCCCTGCACCCTGCCCAGATCCCGGACGAGGTCATGCGTCGTGTACGTCCCATGGAAGAGGTTGCATGACAGAAGCATTGACCATCAAGGGCCCCGACCCGTTCGGGCCACCACGCAAGCACCGCAGCGTGTCTCAGCTCAAGCAGTACGAGCGGTGCCCCTACAGCTACTACCTCGCCCGGATCAAGCGGGCGTGGCAGAGGCCGGCTGCCTGGACCGCCCAGGGCAGCGCCGTCCACGAGGCCATCGAGGCGTGGGAGCGCAGCGGTCGGACGATGAGTCTGGAAGAGATGTCCGCTGTCTTCCGGAAGAGCTACGACAAGTACATCAACGAATCCCTGTCCGACACACCGAACTTCGACTGGTGGTTCGCCTCGGGCCCGTACCGGGGCAAGCGAGACATCACCCGCCGCGAGGACATCGGCCAGGACCAGTGTGAGAAGTACATCAACTGGGCCGAGTCGCACCCCGACGAGGTCATCTGGATCGCGCCTGACGGCACACCAGGTATCGAGCTGGCGTTCGACATCGACCTCGACGGAGTCCCCGTCCGGGGCTACATCGACGCCATCGTGGAAGTCGAAGTAGCACCAGGGGTTTGGGAGCTGAGGGTCCGAGACCACAAGACAGGCAACCAGCCTGGCGACGACTTCCAGCTCGCTGTCTACGCCATCGCGGTGTCGCTGATGTACGGCATCGAGCCCCCGAAGACCGGGGACTACTGGATGGGTCGAGCCGGCAAGCCGACCTACCCGTTCGACCTGAGCGACTGGCCATACGAGCGTGTGGCTGAGAAGTTCCGGGAGCTGGAGGAGAACCTAGCTGCTGAGAGGTTCGAGCCCGATCCTGAGCCCGACAAGTGCAAGTTTTGCGACGTGAGCCACGCCTGCGAATTTGCTGTGGGCTGACACTTGACATCGTACAAGCCCGAGTCCCCACGGTGATGAACCGGTAACCAACGCGGTGATTGGCAGGGGCACACTCCGCTACTCGGGCGTGACCAGAGAGGAAGAGATGGACCCCCGCGAAGAGAAGCTGCCCAAGTGGGCGAAGCACCTGCTGGCCACCGAGCGCCAGAAGCGTGCTGTGGCCGAGCGCAAGCTGGCCGAGCACCTGGAAACCGTTGAACCCAGCAGGATCTGGTGGGGGGACTACGACAACCCCATCTACATCCCGCCGCATTACGGGTACCAGACGGTCCACTTCCAGCTCGGGGACCAGGGGATGCACACCGAGGTCAGCGCCCGTCTCAAGGACGACGCACTGGAGATCGGTGGCGGCCATGGCCTGACCATCGACATGGAGGTCTCGAATCGGTTCCGAGTGCGGTTCCGTGACTGAGTACCGCAAGGGCATCGCCCTGGACACAGACACCGAGTACCACCACGTCGAGATGGGGCCCATCCCTGGGCTCCCCTCCTGGCACACGGCGGCACACCCGTCGCGCTGGCCGTTCCCGTCGCTCACGGCGGCGACACGGTTCGCTCAGACCCACAAGGCACGAGAACCCCAGCGGGAGGTCGTCATCGCCTACCCGGACGGTAGGCGCTGGAACGGAAAGGAATGGGTGTGAGGAACGTCCAACTGGAGATGAACGTCGCGAAGCAGCGCCGCAAGCTGACGCAGCTCTGCGCCGAGGCACCACCATCGCACCAGGGCTACATCGAGCACCTGATCCGGTTGTTCGACAGGGACTGTGAGGCTGGCCTGCCGAGGCCGGCGTCTGAGTTCATCCCGATGTACCACGAGGAGTTCGGCCTGTGAAGAAGCACGCGCTGTTCGCCCTCTACTTCGTCCAACACTTGACATCGCACATAGGAGACCTGGTGAAGAAGAGCTACCCCGACCCTGACGATCCGGTCCTCAAGTCGGCCTACGCGCCGCACGAGACCGGCGCTGTGCTGCGGGCCCATCGGGCTGGCCGCTCGGCGGCCTGGATCGGCAAGGAGATGAAGCTGCGGCCGGGGCAGATCATGGCCGCGCTCCGGGACCAGCTCGAATCCGAGAACGAGGCGGCACGGAGGAACGTCCCGATCCACGACAGCCTGGTGAAGCCGGGGACCGAATGATCGTCAGCGGCATCATCGCAACGCTGTTCATCTGGGCGTTCCTGGTCATGGACTGGACAGAAGGAGACTAGTTGTATACCCCTCTGCAGAGTCTGAGGGTCAAGGGCTCGGCGGGCGATCCACTGCCCGTCGTGTTCGAGTCCCTGGACATGAAAGGCACCCGCTTCCTGCGGGGCCAGCTCGCGCTCGTCTGCGCGGGCCCCGGTACCGGCAAGTCAGCGTTCGTGCTGACCTATGCCCTCAAGGCCGCCGTGCCGACGCTGTACTTCAGCGCCGACTCGGATGCGTTCACACAGCTCTCCCGGATGATCTCGATCCAGACCGGGTGGAGCCTGGAGCGGGCGTCACGAGCCGTCCGTAATGGTGACCTCTCCGAGGTCGAGGACGAGTTCGAGGACATCCCGATTCGCTTCAACTACAACGCATCCCCGAGCCTCGACCAGATCGAGGACTCGATGAAGGCGTACTGCCAGGGCTACGGGGACTACCCGGATCTCGTTGTGGTGGACAACATCACGAACATCCGGCTCGGCACCGAGGACGACGATCCGTTCTCCGGGCTGGAGTCGCTGATGGACTACCTCCACGACATGGCACGGCGCACCAGCGCCTGCGTCATCGGCCTGCACCACGTCACCGGTTCGTACAACGACGCGGACAAGCCGATCCCGCTCTCGGGCGTCAAGGGTCAGATCACCCGCGTCCCCGAGCTGGTGCTCACGCTGCACCGGGTCACCGAGGAGTTCGGTCCGGAACAGCTCAACGTCTCCACGGTCAAGAACCGAGCCGGCCGGATGGACCCGTCCGGTGCTGACTTCATCAGCTTGGAGTTCGTCGGAGACAACATGCAGATCCGCGATCAGCACTGACATTTGACATCGCACAACGAGAGGAAACACTCATGACCGCAACCCCGAACGTCATGCCCCGCAAGGCCAACGTCGTGCAGCAGAAGCTGCTCGCCGGTCTGATCGAGACGGCCCCGTCGTCCTGGAAGCGCAAGACGCTGACCAAGGACGACAACGGCAAGGAGGTCGTGGTCGAGACCAAGGTGTCGCGTCGGGTCCTGCGCTACCCGCTGGCGCAGAACGTCACCGAGGCCAACGTCGACCGCCTGGCGAAGCGGTGGATCGCCTGATGCGCCGCCAGACCATCGTCCTCGACGACGGCTTCCGCGTCGGCGTCACCCAGCACGGCACCGGTACCCCGCTGGTGTTCCTGCACGGCCTGAGCGTGAGCGCACGGGCCTACGAGGAGCTGTTCGGGGAGCTGGCCAAGAGAGGGTTCGCGGTCACCGCGCTCGACGCGGTGAACCACGGACGGACCGGCTCCCTGCCCTTCGGCCACACGGTCGAGGACATGATCGAGGTTACCCGCCGAGCACTGGAGCAACTGGGCATCCACAACGCCGTCATGGTCGGCCACTCGATGGGTGGCGGCATGGTGGTGGAGTTCGCAGCCCGATACCCGGAGCGTGCCATCGCCGCGATCCTGCTGGACGCGGCAGCCGGCATCGAGCACCACGAGAACATCAAGGTGGCTCCTACCTCCACGATCCCGTTCCGGGCGGTCCAGAAGCTCGCTGGGGCCCTGATCGACTGCATCGGTGATGGATTCCATGGGCTGAGCATCCGCGACTGCGAGGAGAACGTCTCGTTCCTCGGGAGGCTCCGCACGTCGGTGTCCGGGTTCCGGTTCGTCCGGGCGGCCTACGCACTGATGAAGGCCGACACCCCTCCGCTGCTGGAGAAGATGCGGGCCAACTCGGTGCCCACCGCCGTGATCCACGGGGAGTTCGACCAGATCGTCCCCCTAGCGGCCGGTGTCAGCGCCGCTGCGGCCGCCGATGGCAAGGTCTACGTGGTCGAGGGTGGCTTCCACTCGTGGATGATCGCTGATCCCGGTCTCGGTGCCGACGCCATCCGGGTGGCCCTCGAAGGGGCCATCTGGTGACGGCCAAGCCCAAGCGCATCCCGACTCAACGGAGTCAGGACCGGGCCCACAAGCGCAAGCCGTGCATCGACTGCACGGCCGAGGGGATCACCACCAAGCGCAAGGCTCCGCATCCGGGCCCACGGTGCGTCACGCACCACCGGGCGATCCGGTCGCAGCGCAAGTCGAGGACCCAGGAACAGCGGTGGATGGATGTCTACGGCATCACCGCCGAGCAGTACTGGGCGATCTACGAGGCGCAGGGCGGCTACTGCTACATCTGCCGCCGAGCCAACGGCAAGCGCAAGCGGCTCAGCGTCGACCACTGCCACGCAACAGGGGTCGTCAGGGGTCTTCTATGCACCGCGTGCAATCGGAACGTCCTGGGGCATCTCAGAGACGATCCGGAGGCATTCGAGAGGGCTCTCGACTACCTGGACCGGCCACCGGCTGTCCGGGCCATCGGCGTCGTGGTTGTCCCCGACCATGTGTCCGAAACTTGACATCGTACAGAGGGAGATGAGATGGAGAACGACCCGATCCGCTACCGGATCGAAGCGACGGTGATGTCCAAGCGATCCGAGGACAACATCGCTCTGTTCGCGGAGGGGGTGCTGTCGGGCCAGTTCGACTTGGAGGACGTTCGTGTCTACCCCGTCCTGCTCTGAGCCCTTGATCGTCACGGTCATCCACCGGTACCACCCGGACTGGGAGCCCCCGGAGGACAACGGCAAGGACTGGATCAAGTGCCTGTGCCCGTTCCACGCCGAAGAGCGTCCCTCGGCCGCCGTGTCGTTCGAGCGCCAAGCATTCAGTTGTCTCGCGTGCGGGGTCAAGGGAGACGCCGTCACGCTCATCAAGAAACAGGAGGAGGTGAGTTATGCAGAGGCTCAGCGAATCTCAGAAAACCTTTCTCCGGGAAGCAACCGAGCGGTACCACAGAAGCCTGCCAGGCAGTCCAGCCGAAGAGTATTTGGCGACAAGGGGACTGACGTTCCCCAGCGTCAAGGACGAAGTCGACCGGTTCCGTCTCGGGTACGTGGACGATCCGCTCCCTGGTCATGAGATGTTCCGGGGCTTCCTGGCCATCCCGTACCTGCGGTGGTCTCGGGAGCACGGCTGGATCGTTGTGTCCGTCCGCTACAGGTGCATCCAGGACCACGACCACCGTGGTCACGGGAAGTACATGACGGCACCGGGGGATCAGCCGTGGCTGTTCAACACCCTCGCGCTGATGCGTGAGGTCCCGAACATCGCCATCACGGAGGGCGAGATCGACGCCATCACGGCGCAGATCTGCGGTCTGCCGGCTGTCGGGGTCCCTGGGGCCCAGATGTGGCAGCCGTACATGAGGGAGCTGTTCCTCGGCTACCAGACCGTCTACGTCCTCGCTGACGGCGACGACGCCGGAACCGACTTCGCCAACCGGGTAGCACGAACGCTCCCCAACTCCAGGGTGATCCCGATGCCACCCGGCGAAGACGTCAACAGCCTCGTGATCGGGCGGGGCAAAGCCGCACTGCTGGAAAGGATGACATGACCCGACCGGAGCCCGAACAGCTAACCCTGTTCGATCTCAACGACATTCACGATTACGTCCACGAAGGAGACGACGATGAGTGAGTCGATCCTGGAAGAGGCTCAGCGTCTCATCCACGGACCCCGCAACAAGAACTACGGCCACCCTCGGGAGAACTTCGCGGACATCGCCGCGCTGTACTCCGGGTACCTGGGGCAGCCGATCAGTGACATCGACGTGGCCAACCTGATGATCCTCATGAAGATCGCCAGGGTGAAAGGCACTGGCTACCACCGCGATTCGTTCACCGACATCGCTGGTTACGCCGGATGCGTCGAACGCATCTACGAGGAGCCCGTCGAGGCTCCAGAACAAGGAACGCAATGAGCAAGCGCATCGTCGTCATCAGTGACACGCAGATCCCCTACGACGACCGGCGAGCCCTTCGGGCCGTCATCCGGTTCATCGGGGACTACCAGCCCGATCAGGTGATCCACATCGGTGACCTGATGGACTTCCCGCAGCCGTCCCGCTGGAACAAGGACACTCGCGGTGAGTTCGAGGGCTCTGTGTTCAAGGATGCCGAGCAGTGCAAGCAGCGGTTCCTCGCACCGCTGCGGACCGTGTACGTCGGACCCGTCGGTGTCCACGAGGGCAACCACGACGAACGGCCACGGACCTACCTGTCGAAGTACGCGCCGGCCTTGGCCGAGAGCAGGGCATTCCACATCGAGACCCTGCTCGACTTCGACGGCTTCGGCATCGAGCTGCTGCCCGAGTTCTACAAGGTCGCACCGGGATGGGTCACCACCCACGGGCACCGGGGCCAGATCAGCCTGAGCCGGATCGCGGGCAACACCGCGCTCAACGCGGCCCGGAAGTTCGGGACCTCGGTCGTCATGGGCCACACCCACCGCCTGGCGATCAGCAGCCACACCGAGGGCTACGGCGGCATCTCCAAGCGCGTCCTGACGGGCATGGAGGTCGGCAACCTCATGAACATGCGGCTGGCCGAGTACCTCAAGGGTGGCACCGGCAACTGGCAGCAGGGCTTCGGCCTGCTGACGGTCGACGGCAAGCACGTCAAGCCTGAGGTCGTCCCGATCATCGGCGGTCGCTTCACGGTCGACGGTCGCGTTTGGGAGGTCTGATACTTGACATCGCTCAGTGAACTGACCGACCAGGATCTCGACCGGCTGACGAAGCGAGTCAGGTGGGCGGCCCGTTCGGTCGCCCTGCAGTGGCCGGGTGTGATCGAGGCTGAGGATGTCGAGCAGACGATCTACCTCAAGCTGGCCGAGTCACCGGGAACGGTGGACAAGGCAGTGGCCCTGGATGACCTTGCACTGCAGCGGTTCCTGAACCGCATGGGTCACCAGATCGCCAGCCAGGAGCGGACGGACTACGCCCACTACAAGGGTGCCTACCGCTACTCGGTCAACGAGGTCAAGAAGCTGCTCAAGGACGGCGGCCTGAAGGACCAGGACGACAACATCTCGGCGGTCGACTACGCCGAGGAGAAGGTGAGCACCGGCAAGACCGAGCCCACCACGTTGATCCCGGTCCAGATCACCGATCTTCGAGCGGCCCTCAAGGCGCTCGGTGACCGGAACGAAGGGCAGGCGCTGGCCATCGTCAAGCGGTATCGGCTGGATGAAATCCCCGACACGGCAGCGGAAAAGATGATGCTCAAGCGAGCACACGATGCGCTGACCTCGGAGATGAACCGGGTCCGCAGGACCGATCACGCCACTCGCGATGACGGCCCTGGGACGCGGCAGACGATCACCCGTGAGCAGGCCCGCTTCCAGTCCAAGGACGCCTGGGACGCGACGTACACCCCCTCGCAAGTCCGCGACAACGCAATCGAACCGGAGGTTCAACCATGAGAAACCCCTACGGGGACTCGCCCGAGTACGACTCGGACGACCCCTACCGACCCGGAGGCCCCCTGGCCGACGCCCAGCTCGCCTGGGAGGCAGGACAACCCGGATACACCGCAGCGCAGTTCCGTCAGGACGTGGGGATCTAATGCACAGCATCCTCGACGCGACGTTCAACGGCATGGGCGGCTCGGAGATGTACCGAGCCCAACTTGTCCCGGACCTGTTTCCCGAGGGCAAGCCGATGCTGATCGACCAGTGGCCGGATGAAGACCGGCTGATGTTCTGCGGCGGTGAAGACGCAAAGGCATTCTACCGCAGCGAGTTCAAGCTGAAAGGAGTTGCGTGACCGACGCCATCAACTGGGGGCCCGCCGGGGAGATCGTCTACAACCGGACGTACTCGCGGGTCAAGCCTGACGGCTCGCAGGAGACGTGGCCAGAGACGGTCGAGCGGGTAGTCGACGGCAACCTCGCGCTGGTGGACGAGCGGTACCAGCTTCCCGGTGAACGGGAAGACCTGATCCGGCTCATCACGGAGTTCAAGGCGATCCCAGCAGGACGCCACCTGTGGGCGTCGGGCGTGAAGAACGCACAGCACCTCTTCAACTGCTGGGTGGCGGGGTGGACCGAGAACCCCTCGGACCACTTCGAGTTCACCTTCATGCGGCTCATGGAGGGCGGCGGTGTCGGGGCCAACTACTCGAACCGCTTCCTCGACTACGGGCCCGTGCAGCAGGAGCTGTACGTCCACGTCGTCTGCGATCCGGAGCACCCGGACTACGAGGCGATGAAGGAGGCCGGCGTGCTGTCGACGGAGTACGACCCCGAGTGGGCCGGTGCCTTCGTCATCGAGGACAGCCGTGAAGGCTGGGCGGCTGCCCTGGTCGACCTGATCGAGACCCACTACCGGGACGAGGTCGGGCACTTCCAGCGCGTCTACGACGTGTCACGGGTCCGTCCGTTCGGTGCCAAGCTGAAGACCTTCGGCGGTCGGGCATCGGGCCCGCTGCCGCTGGCTCGGATGCTCATCGACGTGTGCGAGATCCTGTCGGAGAAGGCCACCGAGGGCGGCACGCTCGACGGCATCGCGGCGATGGAGATCGACCACGCCATCGCTCAGTGCGTGGTAGCCGGCGGTGTACGCCGGTCGGCACGCATGGCCATGATGCACTGGAACGACCCGCAGATCCGTGAGTTCATGCGGATCAAGCAGGACACCGGCAAGCACTGGACGACCAACATCTCGGTCGAGGTCGATGCGGAGTTCTGGCGGCTCGTCGCCAAGCTCCCGGAGGACTGGGATGACGTTGTCGAGCAGGCCACTGCTCGCGACGTGCTGGACGGCATCACCCACGGCATGGTCACCAACGGTGAGCCTGGGTTCTGGGACAGCTCGCTGTCCAACGTCGGGGAGCCCAACCAGGTCATCTGCACCAACCCGTGCGGGGAGATCACGCTCGAAGCGTGGGAGCCCTGCAACCTGGGGCACATCAACCTGGCAGCCTTCGTCAAGGACAACGGGCGGGTCGATTACATCGACCTGATCCGGGCCCATCGCCTGATGACCCGGTTCCTGATCCGGGCGACGTTCTCACCCGTCGCGGACCCCAAGAGCCGAGAGGTTCTGGACCGCAACCGACGCATCGGCGTCGGGCATCTGGGTGTGGCGTCCTTCCTGGCCATGACCAACAAGCGGTTCTCACAAGCGCCTTCGGACAAGCACTTCCGGAAGATGCTCAGGGAGCTGGCCAAGGAGGTCGACATCGCTGCCGAGCGGTTCAGCCACGAGCTGCGTATCCCGGTGCCGGTGAAGAAGCGCACGGTAGCCCCCACGGGCACCATCGCGAAAATGCCTGGTGTGAGTGAGGGTATCCACCCGATCTTCGCCCGGTACTTCTACCGGCGCATCCGGTTCTCGGTGGGCGATCCTCAGATCGAGGAACTGGCCGCCCAGGGCTATGAGGTCGAGAAGGACCTCTACGCCCAGAACACCATGGTGGTGACCATCCCGACCAAGGACACCCTCGTCCAGGAGGTCGTGGATCGGTACGGACGTGACGCAGAGGAGATCGTTGAGTCGGCCGATGACTTGACATTGAACGAGCTGCTCGCGTTCCAGGCGCTGTACCAGCAGCTCTGGGCCGACAACGCGGTGAGCTTCACCGCCAACGTCGATCCGGAGACGTACACCAGTGCCGATGTACGTCAGCAACTGCGTACATTCGGCGGCCTGCTCAAGGGGGCGACGATCTTCCCCGAGTCGTCCATGCCACAGGCACCTTACGAGCGCATCACCAAGGCGCAGTACGAGGCGGCCACCGCTGTGGCGGTCGCTGATGGAGTCGATGAGGAATGCGCCAACGGCGCTTGCCCCATCCGCTAGACCTGCTGTCTCCCAACGAGATAGCTGGATTCACACAAGAGGAAAGGCAGTATATTGCAGGACCCGTTCGCATCCGCTCCCGCCAACGACGAGGCCCAGGCGGCTCCCGAGCCGCAGGAGTCGGTGTTCGACGCCCCACCGGCCGAGGCCCCTGCCCCGGCCAAGAAGGCTCCCGCCAAGAAGGCGGCGGCCAAGCCGGCCGCTCCGGTGGTGGCCAGTGAGGGCAAGGTGGTGCTGACCTTCAAGGGTGGCACCGGCTTCGATGCTCCGTGGATCGTCATCCACGCCGAGGATCTGGAGGATGCCCTCGACCAGGTGACCACTCAGGGTGGCACGCTGACCGCGCTCATGGAGCGTGTCCAGAACGCGGGCAAGCACTTCGCCTCTCAGGGCACTCCTGCGCCGTCGAACGGCGGTGGCCGGGGTGGTAACACCGGGCAGCGTCAGTCCGCGCCGCGACAGGCTCAGCAGCCCCCTGCTGACGCCCCACCGGCTCCGGGCCCCGACTGGGTCTACAAGTCGGGCAAGTCGGCCCGTGGTCCGTGGCAGGCGTGGATGCCGCCGCAGCACCTGAAGGATGTCGAGAAGCCGGTCTGGTTCTGACCCGTACTTGACATCGCACACGGAGGGGGCCCCTTCGGGGGCCCTCTCCACCCCCTGTCTTTGAGAGGAGACACATGAGCTTGAAGGTCAAGCTGATCGCGGCCACCGAGGTCGATGAGTCAGCTCTTGCCGAGCTGGGTCTGAGGGACCTGCACGGCACCTACGACGCCGAGGGCATCGGGGACTGGGACGCGGACTTCCTCGCGGAGTTCGCGGGCCGGAACTGCTACCGGTCGTTCCACCGTCCGAATCCGGCCACGGCCGAGAACGAGGACTACCTGGCGCACATCCTGGAGGTCGGTCACGAGTCGGTGCTGGAGCACGCGACGGCCACCTTCTACATCGAGGCCAGCCGGTCGGTGCTGACCGAGCTGGAGCGCCACCGTCACCTGTCGTTCTCCGTGGTGTCGCAGCGGTACGTCGATCCCACGGCGCTGGGTGTGCATCTGCCACCCGCGCTGGACCGGTTGCCCATCGGTGACCGGGACGCGGCGATCTCTGTACTGCAGGACGCACAGCGGAAGAGCGAGCAGGCATACGACAACCTCGCCTACCTGTTCACCCGCAACGGCCTGCCGCGCAAGCAGGCCCGTGAGGCGGCCAGGGCGGTCCTGCCGAACATGACCAACTCTCCGATGGTCGTCACCGGCAACCACCGCGCATGGCGCTACGTCATCAAGGCCCGCTGGCACGAGGCAGCGGACGCCGAGATCCGTGCTCTGGCAGGGGAGTTGCTCAAGCAGCTCCGGGAGATCGCTCCCAGCACCTACCAGGACATCCCCATCAACCCCTACACCTACTGAGAGGAATTGCAGTGAAAGACAGCGTGGTTCAGGTCTGGACCGAGACCGGCATGGCGGTCGGAGTCGGTGAGGTCATCGACGCCCACGACGAGGGCGACGGCCGGCTGTACGTCCTCGGGGACGACGGCACCCACACCGTGTTCAACATGCGGTTCGTCACGCACTACGTCGTGCGCCCCTACACCCCCGAAGACAAGGAGAACGCCACCAATGCGTAAGAAGCACCTGAAAGCCGCACTGCGAGCGGCGAATGCGTCCATCGAGGAACTGGGCCAGAGCAACACCCAGCTCTGGCGGGAGCGTGAGGATCTGCGTCAGGAGAACCAGGCGCTGAAGCTCAAGCTGGGCTCGGCCTCCGACCTGTTCGGTGAGGCGTTCGTCAAGGGCGGCCAGTTGCCGCCGCCGAAGGGCCCGAACCGTCCCAACGCCCCGAAGCTCTCGCGTCGGGACGCGGAGCACATCCGGGATCTGGTGCGGGCGGGCAACTCCCGCCGAGAGGTCGCCAGGGCCTACGACATCAACCCCGCCACCGTCTCTCGGATCGTCCGGGGAACCTACTACCGCTGAGGAGCGCCATGATCGAGCACCGGCATGAGGTCGCGGGTGACGAGGTTGTCATCCGCGTCGTGGAGAACGAGGACGATCTGGAGGGCTTCCGCGACTTCATCCGGGCTCATCTGGGCTTCCTCGGGTTGGACTCGGAGACGACCGGGCTGGACATCTACAACGACGGCTTCCGTTGCCGTCTAGTCCAGTTCGGCACTCCGGACGAAGCCTGGGTGGTTCCGGTGGAACTGGGACCGCGCTACGAGCACGAGGTCCGAGAGGCTCTGCGGAACGTGAAGGGGTTCGTGCTTCACAACGCATCCTTCGACCTCCAGGTCTTCGACAAGACGCTGGGTGTCCCGATGGAGGAACTGTGGCCGAAGGTCACTGACACCCGCATCCTGGCCCACCTGGTCGATCCCAGGGGCAAGGACGAAGGCGGTGTGGGTCACTCGTTGGAGGAGATGACCCGCGCCCACATCGACGCGGAAGTGGCCGACAACGTCAAGACGCTGATGGCTGATCTGGCCAAGGCGAACGGGACGACGAAGGCCAACGTCTGGAAGAAGGTCCCGCTTCAGGACCCGCACTACCAGCTCTACTCCGGGATGGACCCGATCCTCGCTGCACGGCTGCTCCGGAAGCTCGTGCGGCTGGTCGACGCCAAGGACGAGCTGATCCGCAACGAGCACAAGATCGCTGAGATCTGCGCCTACATGGAGCGGACTGGCTTCCTGCTCGACGTGGAGTACACCGAGAAGCTCTCGGACACACTGAAGTTCGATGAGAGCCGGTGGTCGGAGGTCGCACTGAACTACGGCTGCGAGAACGTCAACTCGACCGAACAGGTCGCTGACACCCTCCAGGCCCTCGGTGTGAAGATCACCGGTCGGACGCCGTCCGGGAAGCGGCAGGTCAACGACGACCTGCTCAGTGGGCTGATCAAGTCGGAGCACGCGGCGGCTGAGTTCGCTCAGTCCGTCATCGAGGCGAAGAAGGCCGGCAAGTGGCGCAAGACCTGGGTTGACACGTTCCTGAAGACCAGGGACGGCCAGAACCGGTGCCACGCCAGCATCAACCCGCTGCGGGCTCGCACGGCTCGCATGTCGATCACCGGTATCCCCGCTCAGACACTGCCGTCTGGGGACTACACGATCCGGCGCTGCTTCGTGGCCGACGAGGGCCACCGCATCGCATCTGTCGACTACCAGGCGCAGGAACTCCGCGTGCTCGCGGCCCTGTCGAAGGACGAGACGATGATCCAGGCGTTCCTGGACGATGCGGACCTTCACCTGATGACCGCTCGGGCAGCGTGGCCCGACCGGGAGATCACCAAGGACTCTCCCGAGCGCAAGTACGCCAAGGTCGTGAACTTCGGCCGAGTGTACGGCGGCGGTGCGAAGACGGTGTCGGAGCAGACGGGGCTCGACCTGGCACAGGCCAAGGTCGTGGTCGACGGGTTCGACAAGGCGTACCCCGGTGTGCAGAAGCTGAGCCTCAAGCTCCAGCGCGAAGCCAGCCGGAACGGCTACATCAGGACCCCGTTCATCGACGGGCTCGGCGGCCGGAAGCTGCCGGTCGACCCGACGCGGGCGTACTCCGCTCTCAACTACCTGATCCAGTCCTCGTCACGCGATGTGACGGCCAGGGCACTGATCCGGTTGCACGAGAACGGGTTCACGCCGTACCTGCGTCTGCCGATCCACGACGAGATCCTCGCCAGCGTGCCAGCCGAGCACGCCGAGTGGGGAGCCAAGCGGATCGGTGAGCTGATGGCCGAACAGATGGGCCCGGTGCTGATCGGCACCGACCCCGAGGTCGGAGGGCGGTCATGGGGATCGCTCTACGGCGCTGATTACTGAGAGGAGAACATGCAGATCCAACTGATTGTCAACCGCGAGCGGGGCTCAGGCCCCCTCGTGGTCGAGGCAGACATCGAGGGCTTCGAGGTCATCGACTCGGAGGCGTACCGCGAGCAGCTCTTCGACGCCACCATCGAGGCGATGGTCAACGGCGTCAAGGACCAGGGGCTGCTCAAGTGAGGGCCCAGGTGACACTGCCGGCTCCCGAGGGCCTGAACGACGACCTGATGGGCAGGGCTATCTACGAGCTGAACAAGCTCGGCACGATCATGCCCAACCCGCTCAGCGGTGAGGGTGCCATCGACGTGTGGTCGGTACCGGACGGCCACAAGCCGGCCGGGGCCCCGAAGGAACTTCCGTTCCTGCGGTTCGAGGCTGACCTGATCCCCTACGTGGACCCACGATGATGCAGGTCGCACAGAAAGCTGCACTGCTGCAGCCGATGTCGAAGCTGTTCCTCGACTGGTTCGGGGAGACGGACGTGTTCATGACCGAGGCCCGGTACAAGTTCGAGAAGCTGGGCGAGGTCGTCGGCAACATCGAGGTCAAGGTCTTGGAGCGTCCCACCATCGACGGGATGGTCATGCCCTGGTCCTACGAGTTGGAGGACGGCACAGTCCTGCAGATCCCCGATGACTTCGTCATGGTCCGCTTCGAGGCGTTCGTCGTCGCCAAGGACGAATCGTGAAGTGGGGTGGGGGAGAGGGCGACTCAGCGCCCATCGCGCCGCTGAGGCCACCACAGACCGTGGTGGAGCTGACCGTCAGCCTGCCCTACATGCCGTTCGTTCCGGACGGCGGCCAGGGCCAGAAGCTGAACGTCAAGCAGGTCGCCACCGGGATCGAGGAGATGGCCGAGGCCCAGCGCAACTGGGCCATCCGGCATCTGCTGGAGAACGTCAACAAGCAGGTGCTCGATGCGCTCGCGGAGAAGGGATACATCCGTGGACGTGAGTAGGGTCCCGTGGTTTCCGGAGTACGAGGTTGAGGTCAGCGAGTCCGACACGAAGTCGTTCGCTACCAACTCGGTCCTGCTTCGGGTGACCACCAGGGTGCCGAAAGAGCAACTGGAGCAAGTCATTCGGACTCTGCTACCCAACCAGCCGCTACCGAGCGGCATGAAGGAGATCATCAGTGGAGGATCGTGAGTTCTTCGACCTGCTGTACCAGCACTGGTCGAAAACCACAGGGGCACATGACACCTACTGGATGCCCGAAGAGGACGAGTCCTTCCCAGGGCTGTTCTCGATCATCGCGGTCGGCAAGGACGAATCGCGTAAGCCGGTGGCTTCATTCCTCAAAGAAGAAGACGCTGACTTCATCACCGCCATGCACGGCTGCCTGGCAGACCTCGTTCGCAAGCTCAACGACGCGCTGGACGAGGCAGACCGAGCCGACTACGACAAGGACTCCCGAGAGTGCCGCATGGCCGAGCTGGAACTGGAAAACGCCGAGCTTCGTCGGCAACTCAACCCGGAGGGAACCAAGTGAAGAAGATCGCAGCAACCATCGCCATCGCCGCCGTCGCGGCGGCCGGTCTGACCGCGTGTGAGGGCGACACGTCCTGTGACGCCATGGCAGTCGACCTGCGGGCCCACGAGGCCCCGCTGGGCCCGGTGATCGTTCCTCGGCCCCCGGTGCCGGTCGTTCCGCGTCCGGTCTCCCCGGCGCGTCCCTACACCCCGAGCAGCCCCGGTGTCTCGACCGGGCAGCCGTCGTGGCTGCTGCCGTTCATCATCGGCGCAGGCGCGGGTACCGCCGCCTCTTGCTGAGGCGACGACAACGAGGTCGCCACTGGTCCGGTTCGGTCTTCCTCTACGGAGGGAGGCCGGATCGTTCCGGCGCGATCTGGGTGCGTGTGAACGACGGAGGAGACCTGGAGCCCATCCGATGAGACCTGACTGGGACGAGTACTTCCTCGGCATCGCCAAGGCGGCGGCCGAGCGATCCGACTGCGAGAGGAGCAAGGTTGGGGCGGTCGTCGTCAAAGACCGACGTGTTCGAGCGACTGGTTACAACGGGGCTCCTGCGGGACGACCCGGATGCGCTACGTGCCCTCGCAGACTGTCGAACGCCGTCCCTGGCGTCGATAGTTACAGCTCTGGAGCAACCCGTTGTGTCGCAGTACACGCAGAGGCGAATGCGCTTCTCTACTGTGATCGAGAGGATCTTCGCGGAGCTACTCTCTACATCACCCGAGACCCCTGCGGAGACTGCTCGAAGCTGATCGACGCGGCGGGCATCGAGCGGGTGGTCACCCCGGACTCGTTGGTCCGGGATGCCATCGGCCGCAAGTTCGATGAGATGGTCCTGTTCGGTGAGGACAAGCCCTACACCCTCGACGCGCTCTGGCGCGAGCGGGAGCGCAAGTGGCTGGAGTCCGGACCGCCGTGGACCATCGTCACCGAGTGCAACGGAGAGACCCGGACGTTCGAGGTCGACCACATCGACATCGGGAACACCCGGTACTGCTGAACCCCACCCCTCGGGTCGGCCTTCGGGCCGGCTCGGGGGGTCCTTTTTTTGTCTCTGACACATGCACACATTCGCATATGCTTGCCCGACCGGGCGGTTTCAAGCTGCCAGGGGCGATTCTGCAAAACCCCTGGTAAACAGGGCCTCTGATTTCGATTCTAAGCGACTTTCTCGACCCTCCCGGTATAGATGGATGGTCAGATGCGTGCTCCCGAGGAGCCACAGGGGCGGTATCGCCGCGATCACCATCGCGATGGCCCCATGGGGCTGTGCGTGGGCCACATTGCCTGCCACCGAGACGAGGGACCCGAGGACCAACAGCGTCCAGGGATACCAGCGGTGTGTCCGGAGTGCGACCGTCGCCGTCGTGGCGACGATGATCCCTCCGTCGACCACCAGGGGCACCATCCATGCCTGGGCCACTCCGTTGGCCGCCGACAGCTCTCTCAGCGCCGTGAACGACAGCGCGAACGAGAGCCCACCGACCGCGATTGTGCCTGCCGTCGCCGCACGCGACGGGGTTACGATTGCCATGCAACTGCTCCTTAGATCCGTGTGGTTGCACGCCTCCCTGGTTGACCTCTAATCGACCAGGGGGGCTCCTGTCATTCCGAGGGCCCCTCTCATGTCGTCATCCCTCGGTGTCGCCTGTGCTTCACCCCCTCGAATCTCCACGCCGGCAATGCCTTCGGCTTGCATCGCTGCGAGCAGACCCTGCCACTGGGCCACCGGGCCCTGCGGGTCAAACTGCTCGGTCAGTTGGACGATGTCTCCGAGGTCGAGATAGAACCGCTCACGGTCGAACGTGAGTTGGATGTTCATCGACCGCAGCCAGACATTCTTCGCGGTAACGTCCTGCCGCTCCCACCAATCACTGAAACGCTCACCAGTGCCGTGCCACGTCCATCCTGCGGGCCGAACGGCCTCTGCCGATAGGGCAGCCTGCCTCGCGGCCAGCTCTGCGATCCTGGCGTCCAGACGGGCCCGCTGTGGCGTCCCCCTGGCGAACACTCCGGTACCAAGCTGGTCGGTCAGATCGGCCAGCGTGGCGTCGAGGTCGGCCAGCTCTGCCGAGTGGTCACAGCCGGATTCCCAGATCTTCTCCTTGCGCTCGGAGTCCCCGAGCAGACCCAGCAGGGTCTTCACCACCACCGCGTCGGCCTCGGCCACCGCGAATGTTCGGTTCCCGCACTTCTTGATGTTCGGGTCTGTGTTGCTCCGGGGAGACGAGCTGCACCGGTACCGAGACGCCTTGCCGCTGGTGCCACCGCTGTACTGGTACGCGGGCATCCCGCAGATGGCGCAGTAGATCACCCGCAGCAGCAGGGCGGTAGATCGCGTCGTCGGCCCTCCGCTCCGAGCCCGAGTCTCAAGCTCGACCTGCACCCGGTCGAAGACCTCTCTCGTCAGGATCGGGGTGGACCGGATCACCGGGGCCCCGTCCTCCTTCCGGATGGACTTCCCCGCCGCGTTCGTCACGCGGCCGAGCATTGCCTCCGACTTCAACGACCGCTTGAGCGTCGTCATGTTCCACGCCAGCCCCTCGGGCTTGCGGCCCTGGGAGATCGCGAACGCATCCTTCGGCGTCGGAATCCCGCGCAGGGTCAGGTCATTGGCGATCCGCTGCGTCGGCTCACCCTCCAACACCCGCTGCACGACCTCGTGAATGATCTTGACCTGATCAGGGTCCTGCACCAGCCGCCAGACCCCCTCATCGTCTCTCTGGGGCATGTAGCCCCATGGGGGCTTGGACCCTCGGTACTTCCCTGCCCTGATGTTGTGTCGGGCAGCAGAGCGGTTGCGCTCTGCGATGGCCTCCAGCTCCATCTGGGCCACGGTGCCCAGCAGTGCGATCAGCACGGCGGCGAACGGGCTCGTGGTGTCGAAGTGCGGCTCGGTCGCGGAGACGACGAGCTTGTCGTGGTCCTCGGCCCAGTTGACCAGCTTCTGCAGGTAACGCACGGATCGGGTGAGGCGATCTACCCTGTAGGCAACCACCACGTCGAACTCGTTGTGACGGTCGTGGAGCCAGTGGGCCAGGTTGGGCCGCTTCTTCCGGTCGAACGGGTCGATGGACCCGGACACGTCGAGGTCTTCGGCCACGCCGGCCACCTCGTATCCGCGCTGAGCACACAGCGCCTGGCAGTCCGCGAGCTGACGCTCGGGGGAGGTCGTCGCATCCGTCACCCGGCTGAGCCGGATGACCAGCAAGGCTCTCTTCGATGGCATGTGGTACATCCTAAACGACTGAGACCGCGATTGTCGAGGTTGTACCATCGGATGATGGTGCTGACCACGGACACGGTCACGGACATCATCACCATTGATGCCCTGAAACGCAAAAAAGCCCCCCTCCCGGAGCCCGAAGGCCCTGAGAGGGGGGTTTCTTTGTCAGCCGATCCGCGCCAAGGCGAACCACGAGTCCGAGGTGTCGGCACCGCCGACGATGTTGACGCCACCGGAGTTATACAGGCCCGGTCGGACCTGAGCGCCCGCAGGCAGGTAGTACAACACGCCGTCACCGCCGACAGCGTCGTCTGTCGACGCCGAGGGCACACCGAGGCCGTTGGCCGAGATGCCAGCTCGCTGGCCCATCTTGACTCGCATCACGCCGTTGATGTAGATCACCGGGTGCCAGTGACCACTCCAGCCGATGCTGTCGTTGATCTTGAGACGCAGGCCCATCACATACGTTCCCGCCTTCTCGACGGTGGCCGTCTGTGTTGAGGCGTTCCAGGTGATGTCGGGAGACCGGTAGTCGATGGCATCGAGGGTGTTCGCGGGGAGCACGCTGGTGCCGGATGACACGGTGGACGAGTCCGACGTGGTGGATCGGTACACACGCATCGTGGTGCCGGTCACCGCAGGCGGTGCGTTGTCCGCGACGGACGCACCAGCCACGTTGCCGGGGCCCCGAGACCCATCGGTCTCCGAGATGGCTCCCCAGTAGCAGTGGTTGTCGTCCACGATGCTCTGCATGTTCGCGGGCTCGATCATGTCGATGACGACCGTGTTGCCCGAGTACACCTGGTGCCGGCGTGGGTTCTCACCGACGCCGCAGACGATCCTCATGTCCAGCGACCAGGTGAGTGAGACCCCAGATGCCCAGACGTATTCGACACCGTTCTTGTAGCACCCGATGTCACCCTTGAAGCTCAGGAAGCCCGTCGAGTAGCCGCGAGCAAACACGAAGTCCGTCCCGGCCGCGTTGGCGCGGGCGATAGACCAGATGCGGACGTTGGTGCCCTGGGAGGGCACCGAGGACAGCGTGCCCTTCACGATCTGCTGCGGAGTCAGCGTCGGCGTCGGGTAGATCATCGTGGCGCGGCGGTAGCCGTTGCCAGCGAAGTTCCACGTACCGCTGCCGTTCTTCACCGCCAGCGTCGAAGTGCCTGGCCCCGAGTACGTCAGGTTGAACAGGCCGGCTGGGAACGCACCGTCCGGGTAGTTGGAGAAGTCGATGTTGAATCGACGGCCGCCAACCGACCCAGACTCCTGCTCGGTCTTCAGCGCCTGCACGTCGCGGACGGTCTTGGTGAGCATGTCGAACAGGTTCGCCATCGTGGTCTTCGCACTGGGAAGCGGGACCCCTGAGGTCTCTGCACCAGCGGAAGTCGCGCCCGAGAGCGCGTTCGTCGCTGCGTCGACCAGAGCCTGGAGATCGGCAATCTTGCTGATGCCGTCCGGGATCGTCGGGAACGACGCCATGTTCGTCAGCTTCGAGGCGTCCAGAGGGGACGAGCCCGTCAGGAAGCCAGCCAGAGTCTGCGTCAAGCCGTTGATCTTCGACTGGTCAAGTGACGGGATGAGCGCCGAGGAGATCGTGCCCGTCAACTTGCTGGCGTTCAGCGTGGACGCTGCCGTGAGGAAGTTCGACAGGGTGTTGGCTAGCCCAGCGACCTTGTCCTGGCCGATCTGGGGCATCTGGGACAGGTTGGTGAGCTTGGCGGCATTGATGGTCGACTCACCGGTCAGCAGTCCCAGAAGCCAGTTGTCCACGTCGGTCGGTGTCGCGTTGACGACACCGGTCAGTTGGTCGCGTAGCTGCTGGGCGCTGTTGGCCAGCGCCTCCTGCACGTCGCCTGCCAGACCCTCCAGTTCGGCCGTGAGACCGTCGACCTTCGCCTTGGGGATCATCGGCAGGTTGCCGATGTTCTTGAGCTTGCCAGCGTCCAGTTGGCCGTTGGCGTCCAAACCCGAAGTGGCGCTCATGATCTGAGACCACCAGTCCTTCACGGCCTGGACCGTGCTGCTGATCGGCGTCACCACCAGACCGGACAGGATCTCCATGATCTGCCGCAGCTCGGTGGACACCGTGTTGAACGTGGACCCGACCCACTCATCGAACTCGCCCTTCAACAGGGCGACGGGGAGGTCCGAGAGCGAGTCCAGGATCTTGGCGACAGCCGTTGCGGTGTCGAGGAAGTCCTCCTCGACGGCATCCGGGATCAGGGGAGCGAAGACCTTCAGGGCCTCCGGAGGCAGCTTCAAGAGCTGCTCCTCCAGAAGCTCGAAGGCGTTCAGTGCGTTGACCGGGATCTCGAAGAGCGCCCTCACGGTCTGCTCGTCGTAGTCCTGGCCCCAGTTGAAGTCGCCACCGCCAACCTCGAATGCGCCTGAGCCAAGCCACTTCTCCAGCATCCCCTGGTTAGGGCTTTGGTGCGGTGCCGTCACCGGTCACCTCCTTTCATGGCAGGCGAGAGGCCACCAGCGGGTCGTCCCGCCAGAGCTTCTCGAATGCGAAGTAGTCCAGGTGGTCGGGGAGAACGCAGTTGCCGATGGCCGCCGTGACGAGCGCCTGGTGATGCCACCTGGCGTCGTAGACCGACCACGCGGTGAACGACCGCAGCGTCTCCCGTACCGTCGCCAGCTCACCGACGATGGACGTAACCTGTTCCTGCAGAGCGCGAATGACCTCGTTGTCCTCGGCCACCAGGTCGGTGCGCCGATTCCCCTTGGCCTTCTGCCTCTGGTGCCACCAGGTGCCGCCAGGAAGGATCTTGGCGATGGTCTCGTACTTCTCCACGATCTGGAGACCGATGTAGACCACGAACGTGATGACTGCGAATAACCCCACCCAGTTCTGGGGTAGGTGAGCGAGAATCTCAGGTGGCATGGGACTTGCGCCTCCGGGCGAACAGCCAGTGCGTGTATCCGAAGACCACCATGGCAGCGGGCGCGGAGGCCACTACCGTCTGACCCTCAACGATGGCGTTGATGTATGCGAGGCACAAGGTGGCGTACAGGATCATCAGACCGGCATGGGCGATGAACGAGGGCCATGCCCTCGGATTGGGCTGCGATCCGCTCACGGAGGTCCCTGACATCAGGGCCTCCCCGAACAGACCTACGGTGGCGAATGCACAGAAGATCCCTCCCCAGACCCACAAGGGGGCACTGGCGGCCACGTCCGTCGTCGCCACGACGACCGAGGGTGTGAGGATCATGGATATGCCTCGGGCCAACGCCTCCAGCAACACCACGATCTGCAACACCCTCAGCCCAAAGGGCGGGGTGTACCTGTATGTCATTTCGCGTGCTTCCCCTTGACCGGAGTCACATTCCGGCGAATCCACCAGGCCAGGCCGATAGGCGCTGCGACAGCGTAGATGTCGACCACCGGGTCGACCCATGCCGTGTCGATCTGCGCTCCCAGGATGTAGGCCGCCAGGCCGACGACGGCCATGATGGCACCACGGATCAGCGCGGGCTCAGGGGTTTTCGTCTTGGCGTCCTCGACCTCTTCGTCGGTCAGGTCCAGCAGATCCTCTGCCAGCTCCTCGACCGTTGCGGGGTCGATCAGGTCTTCGAGCCCGTCCTTGGTCAGAGCCGGCGGCAGCGGCTCGACGGCCGGTTCCTCTGGCTTCTCTGCCTCGGGCAGGACCCAAGGTGCATCCGGCTTGGTCGGATACAGCTCGTCGTAGTAGTCGGGCACGGCGGGCTCCTATTCGTTGATCTCTTCTGCGGTATCCCGTTGCGGGAATTGGTCTTTGATCAGCCCCAGCTCACGGAACTGGCCGAGCATGAACTCCTGCTCCTGCTGTGTGAGCTTGCTGATGTCGGGAAGCCTCATGGGCTTCGGCGCGGGGGTGTCCTTCGATACCCACCGGGCAGCGTTGTTGTAGTTCGACCGGGGGCCCCGGAAGGGGGCCTGCCAACGGATGCGCTGCTTGGGGAGCTTGCTGACATGGATGTTGCCGTCCTCATCAGCAAGCCCCTCCAAGTAGTCGCGGTGGGCGAAGCCACACTCCCACAGGTGCTTTGACCAAGTCCGGAGGAACCCCGGATGGGTCACAGCGCCGATACCGGCGAACGTCGGCATGTTGCGAAGCGCCCAAGCGAAGTGCTCCTCGGGCTTCTTCCAGTCGACCTCGTCTTGCGTGGGAATCATGTGGCGTGCCTTTCGTAGTGGTTAGAGAATGCCGAGCTGGCCCATGGCACCGTTGAAGTACTGGATCAGCTCGAACGCCTTCAGGATCGGGTCCTTCGGCTCGCGGTATCCGATCTCCAGCTCCCAGCCCTTGGGGCCGTCCTTGCCCCACCGGTAGCCGATCTTCTTCACCCGCTCCACGAACACGGTGTCCGGGATCGGGAAGCCCAGAACGGTTGTCCCGACTCGTGATCCGAGCCAGAAGTGGCCGTAGCCGGTCTCTCCGATGTAGTACGGAGCCGCGTCCGACACCTTGATGGTGTGCGCCGTGTGGGCTCTGGTTGCCCAGATCTTCGCCCTCGTGGCCAGGAACGCCGACAGCGTGAACGCCTTGGTCGCGTTGTCGACCCACCCCTCGTAGAAGTGGAAGTCGCCCAGACCCGTCTCGGAGGCCTCCAGCAGCGGGATCGGCAATGGCATACCGACCGCACGCAGCGTGGGGTACTCCTGGAAGGCCAGGAAGACGTTCTCGTACAACGGCTTCGCGACAGCGTCGATGGTGCCGCCCAGCGGCGGCAGGTCGATCATGCCGCCCAGACCCTGGTTGATGAGCGATGTCAAGAAGTCACCGCCCATGTTCACGGCCGCCGAGATGCCCTCGTTCACACCGGGCATCGACTCACCGCCGGCTACGAAGGACGTGTCAGTGGCCTCGAAGTACTGGAACTCCGACGACTTGATTCCGGACCAAGGCCCTTCCTCGAAGACGACCCAGGGAGCCTGCGGAGAGGTCCCCAGGAACCACGGGGTGTAGTACTGGCCAGGGAACGTCGGGTCCCCTGTGAACACGTCCACGCCTTCGGTCATGCCGTCCGAGGCGATGTTGACCACCGCACGGATGAGACCGGTCAGGAGCGAGCCGCCGAAGGCCGTCTCGCTGCCCCAGCCCGAGTTGTCCACGATGTCCCAGACGACACAGCCGTGCCGGATGGGGATGAGCGACAACAGATCTTCGAGCGGGCCGATGTTCAGCTCGCCGCGCAGATCCTCGAACGGGTGCGGGTCGCGGTCCTTCAGGTAGCGCCGACACACGATGGTGAGCTGAGCGTCCTCCAGCGCCCGCTTGGCCACGTCGTGGAACGACTGGAAGCGGGAGAAGACCAGCGTCAAGTTCGAGTTGTCCCCGATGAGCGGGAACGGCTTGACGATGTTCCTCCAGTTGGAGATGTTGAAGCTCAGCGGCATCCACTCGGTCGGATCGAGCGGGTTGTCCGGGAGAGTCCAGAGACTCGTTTCGAGCCTGAGGATGTTGACGAACAGGGTCAGCAGCAAACACCACTTCGCCGGTCCGAAGATGATCCACAGCTTCGGGAACTGCAGTTCTGGCCTCAGGAACGGGTTGGCCCAGCAAAGGATATGCTTGGCCTGCTCGTAGTCGTGCTTGAACGTGACATCGAGGTACACGTCGCCGTTCTCTTCACGGACGACTCGGTAGTTGTCCATGAAGCCCGACCAGCGGGCACCCTGCTTCTCGATGGTGATGATGACGTTCCGCTTGGCGCGGCCCTTGAAGTTCATCACCCACTTGGCCAGGTGGTGATCCAGCGAGAACTGGATCGACGCTGTGCCAGTGTCGTTTTCGATGAACTCGAAATCACCACCACGCTCGCCTGCGACCTGACCCCGGAGGTTCATGTCGCCGTCCCACAGCTCGACCAGAGGCGGCTTCAGCCGCTCGGCCTCCCGCATAGCCCTACGGGCCATGACGGTGTTCCAGACGCGCTCAGCGTCTTCCAGCGTCGTGATGGTGCCGTGGCTCATTCGAGCCCCCAGGGCCTCGTCCACGCACGCGGGATACGGAGCACGACCATCTGGCCGGGGACCGCACCGCTAACCGTCAGCTCGAACGTCCGGGACTTCGTCCACGGCGGCACCGGGTGCCGGAACCGCACGCCGTTCATGCGGGCCCAGAGCTGAGAACCGTTCTCCGAGGAGACCTGCTCGACGCGGGGGTCCGTGTCGATCACAGCGTTCTCTGGCGGCGCTGTAGCGCCCTCTGTCGCACGAGTGACGAGGACGTAGGGGTTTGTACTCGAATCGCCATCTGAGTCCGTCAGGGCGCTCTCAGCCACGAGAAGCGGCTGGGGCTCGCCCGCCAGGGCACCGATGAACGACACGCGCCACGGCTGGTGCGGAGACAGCAGTGTGGGACCACCGGTCACCTTCACGTTGCCTGCGCCCAGGATCGCCTCCAGTCGATCCTCGACCACCGAGGCCGTCGCGTTGTACGCGATGGACGATGTCAAGGGTGAACCAGCCTGCTTGCGGAGCGCGAAGCTCCCGCCGTTGGCGTTCGGCACGATGGAGATGATCTGAACCTCAGCGGTCCGGAGACCGCCGATCAGACCGGGCATTCGCACGCGGCGGTTGGCCTTCTCGGGGTCCTCCCACGAGTAGTCCGGGACCGTCCAGATGGTGGCCGGTGAGTTCGGTGCGCCCAGCCACGGGATACCGGGGATGTAGGGCTCGGCCGGCTCCTCGGTGGAGCCAGGCAGAATCCACTTCAACCACGCGACTTGGTCGGTCGGGTTGAGCCCGCCCTTCCCGTCTGCGGGGTCGACGGTGATCGTCAGAGTCTCAGTGGGCAGTGCCTCCTGCGGCCAGGGCCACGGTAGTGGGTTGGGGTCGAAAGTCGTGTCGAGCTGCGTGGTGGCCGTGTAGACCACGTCGTCCTGATACCAGAACGGATCGCCCGCGATGCAGACCATGACCGTTCGGTTGATCCGATTGCCACGCGGGTCGGTGAACCAAGAGACCTCCGGCGATTCTCCGAGACGGAGCTTCAGGTACCTGGTACCGGAATCCGGCGTCGTGACATAGAGCTTGCAGTCGCGGTCGAATGCCCACGCCTTGCGCCACTCCGATTCCCGAGACAGCCACGAGTTAGGCCCGATGGCAGCGTCATTCAGGATCTCGACACCAAAGGTGATGTCACGCCGAAGAATCCGGTGGTTGAGGTAACGGGAGCCGGGGTAGTTGCCCGGCTCCTCGTACACCACCTTGACGGGAGGGTCGTAGAGACCCTTCACGTCGGTACCCAGGTACACCCCACGGTCCCCTTCACCGGGGCCCGCGAGGGTGAACCATTCGCCGTTGACCCCCTCTAGCTGTACGAGGGTGTCCACGGAATTACCTCCTATTGAATTGCAACGCCTTCTTGTTCGTGATGGTCTGCTGTCCAGCGACCGCCTCGTCCATAGAGCCGACGTTGAAGATGAACTGTTCGCCTAGCGCGATGCCCTGCTCCAAGAGCTGCGGGATGGCACCGTTTCCGGAGATCCCGAGATCGCCCATGAGCTGATCGACTGGGGCCTGAACGACACCCTTGGTGGCGTCATAGACCTTCTTGGCCAACTGATCCCAGACCGAGCCACCCTCAGCCGTAGCCTCGTTGTACTTGTTCTGGTAGTTGAGCTGCTCGCGCTGCAGTTCCAGCTCGTCCTTCCGGAGGTCGATGGCGTTGATCTGCTCCTGGAGAGCAGCCTTCGCGGCCTTGTCGTCCGTCAGGTTCTTCTGGTTCTGCAGTCGCTGGCGCTCGACCTCCAGTCGGTCCTTCTCCAGCGACAACTGGTCGGCCATCTGCTTGGTGTTGGCGTCCATCTTCGCCGGGGGCACAGCGGTATTCACCGCATCACCCATCGACGCCTGAACGTCCGTCGCCGCACTGGCGACGTTCTGCAAGCCGGTCTCCAACTGCGAACCCATGTTGAAGTTCAGAGCCAGACCGTCGAGCGAACCGAATACGTCCTTGATGGCCTGCATGATCTGCCGCACGGTGTCGTAGACCTTGCCGGTACCGGCCTCCAGGCCGGCTGCCAGTTGGTCGGTGATCGCACCACCCGCGTTCTTCACCGCAGTCCAGCCCGATCCGGAGAGCGGGCCCTTGTCTGCTGGCGAGTTCGGGATGACAGCACGGATCGCGCCCATGACCTTGCCAGCCGCGCCTGCGACGGCGCTGATGCCTGCCGTCAGGCCGCCCACGAGGCCGTTGATCAACGCGCTCGCTGCACGCTGACCGGCCGCACCCAGCTCTGCTGCCAGGTTGCCGAGGGCACCGACGATGCGTCCGGGCCACGAGCCCACTTCCGCGAGCACCTGGCCACCGATGTTGACGAACGTCGACACGACTCCGGTCAGGACGCTGGCGGCCGTCGAGACGACCTGATTCCAAACACCCTGTGCCGTAGCCACAATGCCCTGCCACGCACCAGCCACACGTCCGGGGACAGAGGCCACCACGGAGATGATCTGACCGATGACGCTGGCGACGATGCTGACGATGCCGTTCCACGCGGCGGCTGCCGCGCCCTGCACGCCTGCCCAGATGCCCTGCAGTCGAGCGGGGATCTGGCTGAACACCATGGCGATCTGTGCGCCGATCATCATGAGCTGGGTAGCGATCTGCGCCGGAAGCTGGGCGAACCAGTTCTTCACGTTGTTGATCTGCTGGTTGGCCGCGTTGCCGAAGCTCCACCAGGCGTTGCCCAGTGAGTCGCCCCAGCCCTGCACGGTCGTGCTGATCCAGTCACCCGCCGTGATGAACGGGGCCTTCATGCCGTCGAGCCACCCGGAGAAGTCCGGGCCATCCTTGAGGAAGTTCTCCCCGTTGATGTTCTCGTCCCACCACTTCCGGATCTTGTCCAGCGGACTGTCCTTGATGATGCCCTTGGAGAACGGTCCCGAGTCAGAACCCGGAACGATGTCTTCCTTGGGAGTCGGCTTGCCGATCAACCACTCCGGTGGCTTCCACGCCAGCACCTTGTCCAGAACCTCGGAGAGGTCCGAGACGATCTCGAAGATGTTCTTCAGCTCAGGCAGGACGTTGTTCGTGATGGACTTGAGGTTGTCCGCGAACGTCCGGAGCTTCTCACCGAACTCGGGGTCCGAGAGCCACTCGAAGCCCTTCTTGAGGGCATCCACACCGGTCTCGCCAAGGGTCTTCGCGACATCCTTGAGCGTGCCCAGCGCGGTGTCGAGCGGGCTCTTGCCGTCCGGGCCGGCTGTGGTGACCTTGGTGATCCACTTGTCGAACGAGTCGCCAACCTTGTTGAACCACTCCGACAGTCCGGGGAACTTCGCAGCCACCTTGTCGGCCAGCGTCAGCAGGCCGTCTGTGAACGAGCCCACGCCAGGAGCCGCTGCACTCAGCGACTTGCCGATGTTGCCGACGATGCTCTCGATACGACCCAGGCCCTCTTCAGAGGTCAGGGTGTTGACGAACGAGTCGGCCATGTCCGCAAGGCCGTTGGCCACTGCGGGCATCGCCCGCTCCAGCACCGGGAAGACTGCACCCAAGTTCCGGAAGATCGGCGTGAACCGATCCTGGAACGTGTCGGACATGATGCCCTTGAGGCGCTCCAGGTCCGGGCCCAACTGGGCGGCAGCGGCCTTGAGGCCGTCCATGCCGAGGGCCACAGCCCCGATGGGTACGAGCACACCAGCCAGCAGAGCCGGCAGTGTGGTCAGAGCACCGGAGACCAGTGCCAGACCGGGAGCCAGCAGTGACAGCGCCGCGATGGCAACGTAGAGGTTGCCGTTCAGCAGCGTCGAGAGGCCGCCGAAGCCGCCACCCGAGCCACCACCGCCACCGCCGAACATTCGACCGAACATCCGTCGGAACCGGTTGGTGTCGACATCTACGTCGAGATTGACGGTGCCGCCCAGGGACCTCCGAAGCGCGGCCATCTTCTGCCGCGCCCCGGCCTCGTTGATCTCTACGTCGACATGGACCTTCCCTCGGACGGTCCGTTCGATCTCTTCTAGCTTGGACTTCAGGTCACGGTAGAATCGGTCGAGGTCTGGGACGACTCGGATGGAGATCCGTCCGACCTCGACACCAGCCCCGCCTCCTGCACCCGCCATTCGGCCTCCTTCTTCCTACGCTTGGCCGCGAGCATCTGGGCGACGATGCCGCCAAACGATCCGGGCTTGTATGTCTTCTTCTGCTCCGACTGCAGGTTGTCTGGCAGCGGATACGGTTCGGGCTCTTTCGGTTTGCCCTTCTTCGGGTCCGAGTTGGCGAGCACGAACATGTAGTTCTGGATGCGGAGGAGGTCGATCATGGCCGCCTGCATGTAGCGCGACGGGTCCCATCCCCGATACCGTTGTCCACCACGGAACTCCGCGACGAACGCTGAGTCCATCGGCAGGTTCTTGATGTGCAGCAGCACCCACCGGGGTGAGAGCGGGTGATCCTCCGAGAACAGGTCTCGGAGGTCAATCCCGTAGTAGTGCTTCAGATCTGGGACGAGAGCCTCGCCGTACCTGTCGATCAGGCCGGCGAGTTCTGCGCTTCCCCCGGTGCCGTCGCCTCCAGCCAGTTGTTGAGCAGGCCCATGAGCAGACCGAGGTCACCGTCCAGCTCCTTGATGAGCTTGGGGGCATCCTTACCCGCGACGATCTTCACCACCTCGGTGACTGCATCGGACATCTGGTCGATCTCATCGAGCGTCTTGCCCTCGGCCTCGTCATCGTTCCGCAGCGTCTCCAGGGTGGCCAGCACCTTCTTGCGGTCGTTCTTGGCCAGCCGCAGCAGGTTGCGGAGGGTGACGTGAGAGCCGTCGCTCAGCTCCACCTTCACGGGGGCGAACGTCTTGTCGGCTTCCTCACGGAGTGAGTCGAGGGTGAATACGTTTGACATAGCGGACCTTTCGTAATGGCGGCGGGCACTAGGGTGAAGCGGGGGGAGGGGCAGGCCCGCCAAGGAAACCCCTCCCCCCTGGTCACTTCGACATCGCGATGTGCGATGTCAAGTCAGACTCAGGGAGTCTGGACGTTCGGGAACAGATCCTCGTTGATCCACTTGAACAGCGGCTCGTTGTTGTAGTCGAGGAAGGTCGCCCGGACCGGCAGCGAAGCGAAGTCGTCCACCGGGAGCTGAATCGCGTCGTCGCGCTTGACCGACGCCTTGCTGGCGTGGAAGCCGATGCGATCCTCGCCGTCCACGATCACGACCAGGACGGCACGTTCGACCGCCTTGGAGCCGGATGCGACAGCGAACTCACCCGCGACAGTCGAGGCGTTCTCGCCGTAGTACAGCGTGAGCGAGTCCTCATCGAACTGCTGCAGGAACAGAGTCAGGTAGTCGACCGGATCTTCGGTCGTGATCTCTGCCAGCTTCTTCTTCTGCCAGGTGCCCTTGATCTCGGAATCGCCACCGTCGAAACCGAACTCGGGCATGTCGCCACGGCTGGTGTGACCGGTCGGGTTCCACGCCGTGAGGCCCGAGCCCCACGAGGTCGTGTCGATCAGGTTGAGGGTGTCGAGCGCAGCAGCGGTCGGCGCAGCCGTACCCACCGGGGCGGTGTAGACGTAGCCGACTGCAGCGGTCAACACCGCATCATCGTTGAGTGCCATCAGGCATTCACTCCTTACTTACGAGGGGGACGGAGGCCAAGGGCGATGAGCCCCTGGACCCGCCAGGAATCCATGAACGGAGAGGAGAACTGGGTTGCGCCCATGGTCTCCTTGATGGAGTGCAGATACCCTGCGGGAGTCTGCTTTTGGGTCTTCACCGCGTCGTAGAGCACGTCGAGGCACGCCTCGTACAGCTCTTCACACTCGACTAGACCTTCTGTGTGGTAGCAGGTCATCTCGATGACCGGCAGGGCCAGTTGCGTCGGCCGGGTCTCATGACGAGGCCCGCCGATGCGCCGGATGTTGACGAGTGGGAAATCACGGAAGTTGATGTTCTCCACCCATGATCCGACCTTCGCCCCCTCGATTCCGGGGACGACGCTTATCGGGTCGAGCAGGTCGTCGTGCCCCCGCAGGAGCGGGAGCACCACCTTCTGAACACGGGGGAGCGCCATTACTTCACGCCCCTTCTACCCATCGAGGTGGTGACGTGCGCCCCGGCGATTCCCGCTGCGCGAGTGAGGATGTAGAGCCCGTGGGGTGCCTTCGTGACCTTCCCGTACTTGTCGGGGTCGAAGTAGCCCGAGGGCCCGTGGCCATACTCGATTGCGATGGGGTTGGGGGCGTCCATGTGGACGATGCCGTCGACCTCTTCCTGATACGAGCCGATGCTCGTCAGGTGGCCCGGACCGATGATCTTCGAGTGCGTCGTGGACGCACGCGCCCTGGCGAGGTTCTGATCTGCTCGGTTCTCGCACTCCTTCGTCTCGCGACGAATGGCCTGCTTCACTTCCGGGAGATGGGCGACGATGCTGTTGAGCGACTTGCGCGGAATCAGTCTCGCCATGTCAGTACCTCTTCATCGTGTAGCCGATGTGCTCGGTACGCCTTGACCCGGTGTAGTAGGCAGGTTCACCGAATAGCGCCCAGCGGACCCCCTTCCACTCGATGGCCGACTGCATCCCGAGGGGACCGTGTTCACGGTCGAACTTCCGGGTGAAGTGGATCTGGTAGACCCTCTCCGACTCGTAGCCCTCGTTGTCCTGCTCCTGGCGTCGGGACGATGTGCCCGACTGCCCGAGCACCTGTATCCGGGCCTTGGCTGGGATGCCGACATCGGACGGCTTCGTCTTGGTGTTGCCGTCCGAGTCCTTGGTGACGAGCATGGGGTAGACGACGACATCCTCAGGGCAGCGATCAAGCAGGCTCATGCGAACCCACCTCGCTCGACGTTGCCCCAGTGGATGCGCCAGTCGTGGACGCAGTAGCAGACCCCGAACTCGTGGTCGCACTTCTCCACGTCCACGTTCTCCGGACGAACCGCAGGAGCGTCTGGCGGGTACGGAGCCGGCGGCTGCCGGTCGCTGGCGCTCATGTCGGCATCTGGAAGGTCGGTACCAGAACGAACGTCCCGGTACGCCGGATGCCCAACGCCTCCCACTCTTCGGGGAGCACCTCCAGCTTCCCGGAGGCGAGCTGTTGGTGGAGCATGTACGTGTAGTTGCCGTCCGTCTCCTGGGTGTAGCCCTCAGGGTTCCGGAGCAGCCGCAAGACCATGTCGGCCTCGACCTGCTTCACATCCTCGGCGTCGAGTGTGCCAGCGGTGATCTTCGCCTCGATGTTCCCGACCCGCCGCTTGAGCATCCGCTCCGCGTCGTCCAGCCGGGTGTTGACCAGTCGGGTCTCTTCCTCGGAAAGCTCACGGACCCAGCGGTTTTCTACGTCCGTTGCAGTCGCGACCGCCATGTCTCACTCACTCTCCGTCGTTGCTGACCTCTTCGGTCGTCTCGTTGGTCTGGGTCTTGGGGGTGGACTGCCGCCTGCGCCGCCTTGGGGCGTCAGCGGGCTCCCAGTAGCCTGTTGCGATCAGGGACTGGGCGTAGTCCTCGGTGACATCTGCCTCGCCACCGTTGGTCTTGTGTCGAATCTTCATTCGGCTCCTGTCTCACCGCGTGGTGGGGGCCCCGAAGGACCCCCACCGTGCGATGTCAAGTCAGGCTCAGGCCGCGTTGGTGAGCTTGACGAACGCTTCCACGTCGTTGATGAGCAAGCCGTACTCGGCCTCCACACGGACAGCGACGAGGTTGTGCTGCCACAGCGACACGAAGTTCGGAGCCTGCGGCGTACCCAGGTTGAGGGTCGCCTGATCCGAAACGTCGAAGGACAGACCGCCGACCTGGCCCCAGACGATCTGCGAGAAGTCGCCCAGGTAGCCGACCGTGGTGCCCGAAGCGACGTGGTCGCTCAGGATGGTCGGACGGCCCAGGATGCGGCCCTCGCGGTACGGCGTGGTGACCGCCTCGTAGGTGCTCTCCACGAACAGCGGGCGGCCGTTCGCGTCCTTGGCACCGTTGAGGATGGGCTCGGCCACGTCGTCCAGCAGAGTGGCACCCCACTTCTTGCCGGCGTTGACCAGCAAGCTCAGGGCGTTCACGCCGATGGCGTCGTAGGTCGTGCCGGTGGCCGGGGTGAGGTCGACCGACTTGGTCGTCTCATCCAGGTTCTTGTCGAACGGCGAGTCGGTGCCGTGCAGCGCCGCCTCGTCGAACGCCAGCGCGATGGCCGTGGCGACCTTGGTCCGCATGGTGCCCAGGTAGTTGCCGGGGTTCGCACGGACGGTTTCGGCCGAGGCCACGAAGATCGTCGCGATCTTGTGCGGCTCGACCTGCTGGACGCTCATGTCGCCCTTGGTGATCGGCTTCATGTCGCCTTCACCGATCCACGCGGCGCTCACGTCGCCGGTCCAGTGCGGGATCTTCACGCCGGTCGAACCCATGGGGATCTTCCGCGCCACGCGCTGAACGATGGAGGTCTTCTCCGCTTCCGCGAAGTAGTCCTGTGCCTGCTCGGGCTCCAGGTAACCCTGGAACATCGAGTCACCGGTCTGCGCGATCTGCGTGTGGTTGACCGGGAAAGCAGTTCCTGCTGCCATTTGTATCTTCCTTGCCTAGTTGGGGATTAGGCCCCGACAGCCCGCTTGAGGGCTTCGAGGATCGGGTCTCCGTTGAGCGGCGTGTGCTTGCCACCACCGGAACCCTGGGTGGGGTCGACCGGGGGCTGCTTCGTGTTGAAGCCCCCGAACAGTTCCGTGGCCGACTTCGCTGACTCCTTGATCGAGTCAGGATCGGACCCCTGCAGGATCGCCGCGAAAGCGCGGACCTTGTCGGACGGGACCTTTGCGTCGATGGCCGTGTAGACCTTCTCCAGCTCGATCCACGCCTGTCCGAGCTGGTTCTCCAGTTCGGTGTAGGCCGTGTCCTTCTCGGCCAGCTTCGCCTCGTAGATCCGCGTCACTTCGGCCTTGGCCTCATCGACGGCGGTCTTCTTGGCGGTGCGTGCCTTGGCGTTCTCACGACGGAGTTCCTCGACGTACTCCCGGCTGAAGGTCTCGACTGGGGCCTCCGGGGCCTGCGTCTCGCCCTCCGGGGTGCCTTCCGGCGTGCCGGTGGTGTCGGGGGTCTGGGTGTCGTTGTCAGCCATACTGATTCGCCTCCTGGGCATGTTTGAGCCCCACCTGGGGGCTGCTCGGTGATGAGTTACGCGGCTACCGCGAACTCGGTCATGGTGATGTCGCCTCTTTCGAGCCGACGACGGAGCGCGTTCTGCGTCTCCTTGTTCATGTTTCGAGTACGAGCTTCGCCCGACTCGATGAGGCGGCTTGCCTCTCTACCGGCGTCGATCCACAACTTCTCGGCACGCTTGTACTCGGCGTACCCTGGCCAGTTCTTCTTGTCGTAGACCGGCACCACTTTGCAGTCGCAGCCCGTATGCCACTCCCGCATGTACTCACTGACATCCTCACCAGCAGCGAGGATTTCGAGCGCCTGCTCGTTGTCAACGTCGAAGCCGGCTGTTCTCGCATCGAGGTATACGGGGCCTCGCGAGATCAGCATCAGGCACCAGGCACAGGTCTCTCGACCAGTCGCCACTCGGGCCCACCCCGTGACCTTCTGGGGCTCGGGGTCGTTCTCGACCGCCCGAAGGATCTGCTTCCGTCCTGCCATCTCGACATTGCGGACGGCTCGGAGAGCGACCTCCCCGAGGGCAGCCTCAGGAGCGTCGTTGCGGGACATCTTGTCTCGCGTCGGCTCCATGTCGGCCACGAACTCGGAGAAGTCGTACTCCGTCAGGTAGCGGGGGTGCGGGATGCGTCCGTGACGCTGGCGCTCGGTGTCGTAGAACTGCCGAGCGATCTCAGCGGCCTCCAGACGCCTCTGGTAGATCTCGGGGTACAAGACCTCCAGGAACCCGATCCAGTCCGTCACAGACAGCCTGGGCCCCAGGAACAGTCGTCCTAAGCGGAGGACGAACTGTGCGACTGCCGCCGAGAGCGCCGCCTGTTGGGCGGTGTACTCCTCGGGGGTCACTCGTCAGTCGTCTCCTCACTCGGAGGGGCATCCGTGGTCTCAGCCGGCGGGGTCGTCCGTCCGGGGTTCACCACGCGAGCAAGAGCACCCTGTACCGGGTTCTCCTCCTCGTCCCACTTCCGCATCTGGCGTCGAGCTGCTTCGCTGTAGCCCATGTCGATCCGGCCCTGTTCCTTCGGAATCAGGCCCATGCCCTGGTTGTAGAGCTTGGTCGCCGCGTCGGCCTTGGCCGCGTAGGTCGGGGTCGCCGGGTCAGCCCAGATGGACTCCATCCGGAACATGTTCGGCGGGATCGTGCCACCGGGGTTCATGACCTTCCATGCCACCCGCATGACCTGTTCCCATGCGCCACCGAAGATGCGTGCCTTGCGCTCTGCGTTCATCACCAGTCGCGACTCAGACGACCGGATGGCCTCAGCCGAGGCCGGGTTGTCCGAGCTGAACGACAGGTACTGAGGCGGCAGGCCGGTGTAGGCCGCTGCCTTCTTGTCCAGTGCGTCAAGGGCATCCACGAAGTTCCGCAGCTCGGCTGCGTCGAACTGGTACGCCTTACCCTCTGCAGCCTCGAAGCCGAGGATGCGTGCGTAGTACGCCTCGAACGCCTGCCTCGGGGTCACCGGGGCATCGGGGTCGTCAGCGTCCTCCAGGCCCAGCTCTCGGCGGGTCACGCCGAACAGCAGGCGAAGTGGCACACCCATCAGCTCTGCCGTGGACTGCATCAGCATCAGCGTCCTGGCGGCGGCGTCGGTTACCGAGCGCAGCTCGGGCGTAATCTCCGACGTGCCATACAGATCCGAGAGCCTGTTGCGGTTCGAGATCGGCACGACCGGGACCAGGCCCATGCCGTGGTTGATCGTGTTCGTCGCCGTCCACTGGCCGTTGACCTTGTCGTACAGGACGGTCTGGTCGGGTAGGTACAGCGTGGCCGAGATGACCTCGCTGCCCTCCTGGTCGTAGATCGCCCGGAGCGCCTCGGTCACCCGGCGCGTGCGCGGGTCGATGTTGGCGAACAGGTTGGTCGGGGGCTCGACACGGATGATCGGGACCGAGGGGTCCACCATCGGGTCCTCGATGCTCGGGTCCGGTGCCGAGATGGTCACGTAGGACCGGCCATGCACCAGCGCATCGACGTGGCCCAGAACGGATTCCACGTCGAGGTCGTTGGCCTGCCACCAGTCCCAGAGCTGCTTGTCGGCCTCGTCGGCGTCAGCCAGTCGGAAGCCCTCCACTCGCAGGCGATCAGCCAGCGCGTTGACGTAAAGCCGGGGGTAACCGACGTGGGCCAGCAACTTCCGCATCTCGGGCGGCACCGCGATGCCGACCGCATCGGGCCGGCGTACCGACTCGTAGTAGTCGGTGTTCACGGAGTAGCCAGCGACACTGCCCTCGAAGGCGCTCAGCAGCGCCTCCCGACGTTCGTCGGGGTTCACGTTCTCGGTCTGCAGCGGGGCGGTCATCGGATCACCACCGCTCGGCCGCTACGGCTCTTCTTACTCATCAGGAAGTCCTGTCTGCTACCAAACGCGAGGACGGCGCAGACAGCGGCGTCGATCTTCTTGCTGCTGTCCTTGCTCTCCTTGCGGATGCTGATTGCGTCGTATGTCGTCGGGTGTCGGCGGGCGTTCAGGATGTGTTGGCGCAGAACGGGATTCCCGTCATGCTGCAACTCCCGTTCGAGAACGGCGTCCAGAAACCTCTCGCAGTCCAGTGCGAACCGCTTCGTCTGCCCACGCATGTCGAAGGCGATGGGGTTGCCCGGAGTCGCGTTGACCTTGATCTTGCGTCGGAAGTCCCTGCCCCATTGGTCGACGTATGCCTCGAACTCCTTCACGTCGGCCCGGAAGCCGACCACGTCGTACCGTTGGAACGCCGATCTGACGACGGCGTCCACGTCCTCGCGGGGGACCTCCTCGAACGGGTGATCCACCGGGTTCCACGCCTTGAGCAGGAACAGGCAACCGTCCTCGACCCGACACGCCACCAAGGCGGTCCAGTCGTTGGACTTCGATCCGTCGAACCCGAGCGTGATGCGGTCGTTCCGCGCCAGCGGCTTGGGGCCTCCCTCGGGGTAGCAGGCGTTCCACTCAGACGGTGAGATCCACGAATCCTCGTGGGCGTTCACCTGATTGAGGAACTTGCGCCGTGACTCGCTGACCGGGTTCTTCACGTCCAGGACGGACTTGAGGATCTCCTCCAGCGGGAGCCAGTACGAGTCGCCTCGGGCCACTGCCAGGCCGTCGAGCAGCTTGGCGATGCCTTCCGCGTAGCCCTCGGGATCTTCCTTCTGCGAGGGGATCTCGGAGACCGGGGTGTCCGCTGGCGCTTCGAGAGCGTCGTACAGCGAGCCCGCGTCGACTGCCTTGCCAGACAGCACGTCCTGCCATGCGTCGTACTCGCGCTCCGCGACCGAATCCTGTCCGGGGATGTGGGCGTTGCAGATCGACAGCTTGCGGGAGCCTGGGATCTTCGTGACGTTGCCCTCGATGACCCCGTACATGTCGTGGCCGTCGTTGGTCTCGATCCACCACTGGGTCTCGTTGCAGATCACGAACGTAGGGCGGTTGCCCTCCATGGACGCGGGGGACGAGGTCACTGCCTCGATCCGGCCGCCGGCCTCGGAGTAGATCAGGAACTTGTTCACGTCCAGGCCGTAGTCGGACTTCAGATCCTTGCTGATCATGATCGGGAACAGCGAGAACGTGTTCTTCGTCTGATCCTGTGACACAGCGGCGATCTGGACCCAGGCCGCGTGGCGGGTCTTGCCGACCGGGTTGCCGTCGAGGTCCCAGTGCGAGAACTCCACCGGGCCGCACAGCTCGACCAAAGCGAGCGCGGCGGCCAGCGGGTCCTTGCCCCAGCCCTTCATGCGACGGAGCACGCCGTCGCGGTATGCGTACCGTCCGTTCTCGTCTACGGCGTACCACCACAAGACGAACCGGGCCTGCTCCAGAGTGGGCAGGAACGGGTTGCCTGCGGTCGTGCCGCCTGGCGAGCGCACGTACTTGGCCCACCAGTTCAGGACGCCCCAGCCGAGGGTCCTCTCAGGTAGGTGCCAACTCCCATCCTCGCGGATCTGCCACGTCGGGCCGATCTTGTGCGGAGGAGAAGGGAGGAGCGGCACCGGGTGGTGATTGGCGAGGCTCACCCCTCCTCCTTCCGTTCGATGTCAAGTCAGCTCCGCAGGAACTCGATTGCGGGGCCGATGTTGTAGCCGTGTGCGGTGCTCGTTGCGAACTGCAGCGCCTGGATGGCAGCCTGTGCCGCCGCGATCATCTCGGGCAGCGGACGGGCGGCCAGCTCTCGAAGCTGGGCCACGATGGAGTCCTCGCCGCCATAGAAGTCCGTGGCACGCATGACGATCCGTGCGATAGCCCGCTTGTACTCAGCGGCCTGGTCGTCGGTGTTGCAGGCGTACATGTCGCCCTTGTGGGCGTAGTCACGGACCTGGATGTGCGGGAACCGCTCCAGACCCTCCAGCAGGTCGAACGTCAGGATGCCGTGCGTGTCGGCCGGTGCGATCTCGTGAATCCACTGGTCATCATGCTGAATCCCTTGCTGGCGCATCGGGTTGCCCCAGAAGACGACCTTGCGGACATCTCCGAGACGGTGATGCAGCGGACCAGCGGGGTCGATGATGTCGTGCTTGAGCACCTGACCCACCACGACAGCGCCCTGCGAGTAGCCGGCCATGTTGATCTCGCCCTGCTTGGCTGCGATCTGAGCGCGAAGCTCAGTGCGGCCCTTCTGGATCGAGGGCCACATCGGCCAGACCGAGGCGGGGTAGTTCCCGATGGGCTGCCAGGTGTACTTGTCCAGGCAAGCGCGAGCAGTGTCGGCCGGTAGCCCCGGTCCAAGCGGGTCTGCCATGCCAGTGCCATGCACCGTGAACAGCCAGCGCGTGGGGCCCGGAGCGTGCGGCGACACAGAGACACCCAGCGCAAACAGATCGAGGTCGGAGACCTCGCCGTCGACTGGCTGCCCAGTGCGCCGCTCGTACTCCTCCTGCCACGATTTGGCCCGTGGGCCAAACTCGTTCGTGTCAGTCGGAAGTGGGCCCAGCGCCCTGGCATAGCCCGAGAACCGCTTCGACATGATGTAGCGCCACTCGCGCACGGTGTCGTTGCGGTCGCCTAACCTCAGCGGCATCAGACGCCTACCTTGTGGGCCTTCTCCGCTTCGAGCCACTCGTTGATGCGCTTGTGGGCTTCCTGCACGGCGTCTTCGCTACAGCGAGCGAGGATGCGGCGAGCAAGCTCGCGGTCGCCTTCACGACCGGGCTCATCGGTGTTGGCCACAGCGGTCAGCAGCGCGATGGAGGTCGGGTCGCCGTAGATGACGGCCAGCTTCTCCACGAGCTGGACATGCACGTTGGCGTCAGCCGTCCAGGCGAAGCCGATTGCGGTGTCGATCTCTTTCTCATACGGCCAGCGCAGCGGGCTGCGTGACTTCCGGCGCACGCCGGCGATGTTCTCCAGGAGGACCATTGCGCGGTCCACCTTGGTCTGGTCCCAACCAGCCATTTCGTCCTCGTCTCCTCCGAGTATCAGCAGCAGGTCGTCACCGAGCGCGATGGCGCGGTTGTAGAGCGCCTGCCGCTCTGCCAGGTGGGTGGTCCCACCGTTGATGATCTGCGTTGCCACCAGCACGTCGCGGGCGTCCGAAGCCTGATTCAGCGTCGGGTACTTCCGGGTGGGTCGGCGGGTGGTCAGCCAGTAGTACGCGGCTCCCAAACCGGCCCAACGGGTTTCGGCCAGCATCCTCGGGTGGTTCACGAAGATGTTCGGGTCGTTGACCAGTCCACGCTCGAAGCACCACTGCCCGAAGCCCGCATACGCGGACTTCCAGGTGAGCTGAATCCAGGTGCGCCCCTTGTAGATCCACCGCTCTTCGTTGAGCGGGCCGTTGGCGTACTCCTCGGTGGCGTTGTAGTGGTCCGATTCCCAGCACGTCTGCGCGACGAACATGGCGATCCGGGGGACCGACTTGCAGTCGGCCAGGATCAGGCCGTCGCGGAGCGTCGGCAGGATCTCCTGCGCCTTGGCGTAGGCGATGCCGGTCGCACGAGCGAGGATCGTGGCTGCGTCGACAACGGGAGCCGAGGGGGCTGCACCGCCGCGACGGAACGTCGAGAAGCCGTCCGGACGGATGAACTTGTCGATGAACTCCTGCACGATCTGGGGGTTGTTGACCGTGTTGTAGCCCATCTGGAAGTGCATCGAGTCCTTGGGGCTGTTCCAGTCGTTGCCCCACCAGACGAGCTGGATGCCTCGGTACGTGTAGAACCGCAGCAGCTCACGGACAGCCGGCACCTGGTCGCCTGCGATGAGCACCGAGCCGTTCCATCCGGCGTTGGCGTTGCCCATCGGGTGGTCCGACCAGTTGTAGTCGAATGCAGTCGCGCCCTTGTGGTTCGACGTGTAGACGCTGTTGTTGTCGGTCCAGGAGCCCTCGTCGGTCGCCCCTCGGGCGTTCATGAGCGGCTCGATGAACTCGTTCAGGTCCCGCAGGAACGCCTGCAGGATGATGAACGGGTGTCCCTTGCGGAACGGCAGCCGAAGCGGGGTGCCGGGGACCGTGGCGTAGTCACAGTCCGACAGATCGCACTCGGGCCAGCCGTTCTCCATGCGGCCTCCGAGCGCCATCAGCGACCCAGAGCCCCTCGGAAGATCTCCAGTGCCCGGTTGACGATGGGGTCGATGATCTGGTCATCGAGCTGGCCGGGGATCGCGTCGGTGATCCGGTCTGCGCCCTCGGCCGCGCCCTTGGCGGCGGCCTCGGTCACTGCGGTCACGAGCGCCTTGGTCAGTGCGGGGAGCTGCTTGTCGAACTCGCTGCGGACGGAATCGAGCACCTGCGGGATCAGCGTCTCCGCGTGCTCCTTCAGCTCGCGCTGGATGACGGGGACGACGATCTCTCCGACGGCCTTGCCGATGGTCTGGAGGAAGCCCATGACGTGCTCCTTTCTGTGTGTACGAAGTCAAGTTGCTGACGAGGGAGGACTCGAACCTCCAACCGGGCGGTTAACAGCCGCCTGCTCTGCCGGTTGAGCTACACGTCAAAGAGACCCAGCCCTGCGAGAGAACTGGGTGGGTGCTCCTCGCCAAGGACTCGAACCTCAACCCCCAGGTCCAGAGCCTGGTGTCCTACCGATTAGACGAACGAGGAAGGGAGCAGACACGGCAGGACTCGAACCTGCAACCGGCGGCTTTGGAGACCGCTGCTCTACCAATTGAGCTACATGCCTATGGGCGGGGCCCCCGCCCTACGGGGGCCGCCGCAACAACAAACCCCCGCTCGATCACTGCATTGCCCGACCGGAGGGGGGAACTTCTGGGGCCTACGCGCTCGTGGCGTAGGCGAAGTAGTCGTCCAGCGAGTAGAACGACCGCTGGCGCTTCACGTTGAACGCCTGGCTGCCGACCGTGACGGTCTCGGCGGTCTCGACGCCCACCTGGATGTAGGCGGCTGCGGGGTTGATCTCCGCGACCGCCGAACGCAGCGCGTTCTGGGCCGCCTCGGTGGACACGTCGACATCGGTGATGTCGATGGACATGACCGCGTAGGGGGCTGCGGGGTCATTGGTGATGATCTGTACGGACATCGGTTCCTTTCAATCGGGAAATCCATCCCGGAGGGGGGAGCTGCGCCGAGAGGAAACGCGCTCAGACCCCCTCCGGTAGGTCTCTGGGTCAGCCGGTGCGCTGCGCCGCTCCGAGCTGCTCACGGAACATCGCTGCCACGTCGACAACGACTCCTTCGGCCTGGGTCCGCTCGACTTCGAGCTGGACACGCCGGCGGTCACCCTCTGAGACGAGGAGACCCGTGAGCATCTGATTCACGGTCGTCAGCAACTGACCGTTGGGCTTGGAGGACTTGAGGAGCTGGTCTGCGAAGTGCAGGGCCAGCCTCGCGTACTGCCAGTCGCTCGGTTCGTAGTACCGGGACTGCGCTGAGGAAGCCAGAGACTCGTAGAGGTCTCTCACTATCGGGTGCGGATCATCGAACCCGAGTTCCGGGACGGGTACCGTCCCGATGGCCACGACCTTCTCGGTCGGGACCTCGTCCTTGTTGCGTCGGACGCGCTGATCGCTGCGCTTCCGAACGGGGCCGCGTTCGCCCACCTGACACCTCCTGGGTGAAAGCGGGCTCCTGGCCCGCTACTGGCGGCCAGGGTGGCGTTCTGCGGGTCGCTTCCTCCTGGCTCGTAACTGCCGCTTGCGGGCATGGCCCTCTGCGGATGACTTCTTCCCGTGGCAGCGGTTGCACGCTGCCTGGAGATTGCGGCGACTGTGGTCGTCGCCGCGCTCGATGTGGTCCACGTCGGTTGCCTTCCCGAGGCAACCGCGCTGACGGATCTGACACCGGTATCCGGCTGCCCTCAGAACGGGCTGCCGGTAGTTCTCCTCCCAGTCCGCTGGGAGTCTGCTGCTGCGGTCCGAAGTGCTCCAAGACACTGAGGACCCCCTTAGTAGAGGCAGCCGCTTCGGCGGCTGCCGACGAGAAGACCGACCGACAGGGAGGTCTTCGAGAGACCTCCCACCAGATGACCCGCCGCCGAAAACGGCGGGTCTTTCAGGGGGCCTTCCGGCTTGGGGGCCTCCAGGCCCCCTGGGTAAACCAGGGCGGCGCGGCGTTGAGCGCCGCTTAACCTGCCCACCCCCCTTTATCCCCCCTCCCATAGGAGAGGGTCTCTACTCTGAACCCCTTCACCCTATAGTGGGGGTTACTTCGCAAAAGGGTAACTAACCGCAGGTCAGAGGGTGTCTCGCCAGTGGCCGTCTCCCGGCGTCTCCACGCCGGGTACTACCACCCTCGGGCCTCCCTGTTCGTCCGTCAGCGGGCCACACAGCCCGCGTGCGGGTGGATTCTGGCGCGGGGGTCCCAGAACCGGAGGTCCAAAACCCGTACATGATCGGGCAGGCGCA